CGGCGGCCGACCCTGAGAAGATTGTAACATTCCGTAAATCCACCATCGTTAAGAATTTCATGGAATTCTGTAAGGAACGCGACATACGCGGCGAGCGTATGAAGGAGGGCCTGGCGATGCTTAAAGAACTGTGATATGTGGTATCCTGTAAAAATAGAATTTGGCGGCTTGTTCGCATTTCGTGACCGGGCCGAGGTAGTATTCAAGCGCGGCGAATGTACGGTGATATTTGGCGATAACCAGACTGACCGCGGTTCGCTGAATAACGGCTCCGGTAAATCGACGCTATTCGAAGCGATATCGCTGGCGCTTACGGGTGACTTGTTACCGCGTGATACGCCTATCACGCGCGATAAGGCCATCAACCGTTCCAGCGACGAAGCGTGGGTGACGATGCGGTTGGCTAACGACGTTCTTCACCAGACCATGGAGATTCGCCGTCGCTTTTATCGTAAGCGAAGCGCCAAGGCCACGCTCTTCGAAAACGACCGTGAGAACACCCAGCTGACGTCCGTGGCCGAGGTCGATAAACGGGTATTGGAGTTGCTGGGGCTGAGCCGTGAGGACCTCCTCCGCTACTACATTATCAGCCAGGATCGTCAGTACAACTTTCTGACCGCACCCGATACTACCAAAAAGGAGATTCTGAACCGTATCACCAACGCCGATATGCTCCAGCCCGTTTTGGATGCTATCAAGGCCGACCACAAGGCCGCCGACGAGCGCGTGGCGGAATACGATACTAAGGTACTCACGCTGAATACCAAAATCGAAACTCTTGAAGAAAACCTGAAGGAGTTGAAAGCCAATAACGCTTCAGCGGCCAATATCAAGGGGATGTGTGACCTGCTTGGCGAATACATTAAGGACGCCGCCGCGCTCGGTGTTCAGGCCAAGGATATTCGTCGCGAATTCGAGGGCGAAAAGGCTAAGCGCATGCAGTTCGAACAGCAGTTGGAAACCGCGCCGAACTTTACGGAAGATATCGCCGCGGCGGAGAATAATATCACCGCCATCAAGAACGAACGCAAGAAGAACCGCCGTGCTAAGGTTGATTTGGAGTTGGCGTTAGAGGGCGTTATCGAATGTCCTAAGTGCGGCGAACAGTTCCTCCCCAACAGCGAACTTAACCTTACCCCGGACCAGATTCGTAAGAATATCGCCCAGCGGGAACGCGCCGACGAACAGTTTGCGCTGGACGTCAAAAAGGCCGAAAAGACGCTTGAAGAACTCGAAGAAAAACAACGCGACTACGAGCAGGTGGCGACCGAACTGGCTCGTGTAAAGCGTAATATGAAGGATATTCGCGACCGGGCCGACAGGTTGAAACGCCAGATGGATGAAATCGACCGTCGTCAGGAAGACCTGACTAAGCGCATCGAAGCGGCTAAACGGGCCGCCGCTGAGGATGCTTCGATTAAATCTACCGAGAGTAAGATTAAAGCAGCCAAGGCTGAACTCAAGGCCGCTAAGGCCGAACTGGCCGACTTCCGGTATTTGGCCGAGTCGATGGCGTTCTGGGACTTCCACATGGGTAAGAACGGGTTCACTACGTATCTCGCTAACAAAGCGTTGAAAGTATTGGAGGGCGTGACGAATATCTATCTGGAAAAGTTCGGCATGGATGTAACGGTTCTGATTAACGGCTTTACCATGACCAAGGACGGTAACGTGCGTGATAAGATTGACGTGTACATCCAGTCAGACGGCCTGAACGCCGACGTGTACGGTATTCACTCCGGCGCTGAGCGCGGGCGTGTAGCGTTGGCGTCGCTGATAGGGTTGAATCGGTTGATTAATATGGCTACCGATGGCCGCGGGTTGGACATGATACTGCTGGATGAAGCGTTCCACGGCATCGACTCCCTGGGTCAGGAACACATCATCCGGACGCTCGAAAATGTGGGCATAACGTCGATGATGATTACGCAGAACGTATCACCCGACTTCGCCGCGAAGAATAAACTCATAGTCAGGAAGATAGATAAGGTTTCAAGGTATGATTGATTACAACGTTATTATCTTATAGTTTCAAATAAGATATAACGATGAAATCATCCGTAACAACCTACTACAAGGACCGATTGATAATCGGCATAGACCCCGGAGCCGCAGGCGGCATCGGAGTCTACTCCATCGACAAAGGTCGGTTGGTGGCGGCGGTAAAAATGCCCGAAACACCAACTGACCTTTTGGCGTTCTTAAAACTCCATTCACTGAACTCACGCTGTTTCCTGGAAAAGGTAGGTGGCATACCGGGTGACGCCGCCAACGCTATGTTCAATTTCGGCCGCGGTTACGGTCATTTGGAAATGGCGCTGTTGGCTTGTCGTATTCCTACCGAAACCGTTACTCCCCAGAAATGGCAGAAAGAATTCCAACTCGGCGTTCGTGGCAAGATGACCAAGACCGAGTGGAAGAATAAACTCAAAGCCAAGGCCCAACAGCTATTTCCGCAATTCAACGTAACTTTGGCCACTTGCGACGCGATGCTGATTGCGTTGTACGGTAGCCGTCAATAATCAGCCCTATGGAATTCGTTTGTAAGAACCCCGAGTGCCCGCGCTACGCCCAGCGCGACTACTATTCATCGGTAAGCGTGGTGATGCGCGATGGCGAGCCGTTCTGTAAGCAATCGCCGTGTCCGGCTTGCGGTAAGATACGCGAAGAAATCAAAAAGGAAACGCCCGCTGACCTCAGGGGCGTCTATTTCGGCCGTTTTAGAGCGATGTCCAAGGAGCAGAAACAGGAATCCCTAAAGCGGCGCTCTCACGAACACTTCAAGAAGAAAATCGCTCCTGAACGTCGCGCCAAATTGGCCGCCGTTCGTGCTGAAGCTAAGTCGATGTTGAAAAAATAGGAGCGGTTATGCGTAAATCGGTCGAGCGTCAAATGTTTCGCCAGCCATTCAAATACCGAATCGGGCTGGTGAACAAGTGTATCCTCATCATCCGACATTGTGACGACCAGCGTCGGGCGTCTGCGTATCGTAACCTTGTATTCAGGATGATGGGGCATATCGTGTTGAAAAACATCACGAACTACATCAATCTGTTGAATGGTTCTAACGCGCCGGATATACCTTCGCGCGATGAAGCCATCGCCGATTGCTACGCGATGTTTGATAAATGTCTGGAAAAGTTTACCATCTTACCAGGCGCGAATTTCTATTTCTATTTCAATAAGTCCATCGCCCGTAATTTCTACACCCTTTACAAGAAGAACCTCAAGGCTCGTCACAGCGAAATATCGGACGCTGTGGAGTCATCGCATCCTGATATGCGGGTCCCGGGACACGTTAACGACATGGAAATAACGTTCGACACGCTGGGGTTTACCGATTTGGAACGGCGTATCACGATGTCGCGTTTAGCCGGGCAGCGTAAATCGGAGTTCTTGGCCGATAATCCCGACGTCACCGAGAACCTTTACAGTCGTGTGTTAGTACGCATGAAAAAGCTATTAGAAAACATCAAAAAGGAATATCACAATGGAAAGAAAGATTGAAACCATCACCACCATTTTGGAAAGCGGTTTTGCCGTTTTGGAGGTTTGGATGTACGGTAACGACCCGTTGGTGTTCTTGGTAAACAAGTTTACACCATCGGTGGAATCCAACGTGGCGTCCATCGACTACTGCGAGGTGACGGGTTACGACATTACAGCGTTTATACACTTAGAGTCGGTAGAGATGCACCGAGGAAAGGCGGCCGTGCTGTCGAAACTCGAATCTATCGTACAGAACCAAAAGGCGCTGAATTTCCAGTTTCACAAAAGCGTCAAATGGATTTACTGGACATCGACTCGTGGATAGTATCAGTAACAAAATTGTAAAACAAAATCGTCATGGCTTTTCAGCCGTCGCCCTATCAACAGGCAATATATAACGAGGTAGCTACTACAAACCACAATATCAACGTCAACGCCGTGGCTGGTAGTGGTAAGACTACCACCCTACTCGGCTGCTTGGAACGCATCCCGCGTGGAAAATCCATCATTTTCATGGCCTTCAATACCTCCATCGTAAAGGAATTGCAGGCCCGTAACCGCCGCCCGAATGTCGATATAATGACGTTACATTCCTACGGGTGGCGGTTGTTGTTACGCCGGTACGGCCGTACCGCCCAGATGAACCCGAATAAGTCCATAGCCAAGTTGGAGGTTGTGTTGAAGCACCACGCCCACGACGAGCAGGTACAGGAACTGTTGTTAAGGCGCAAAAAGGGATATCTGATTTACTTAATTCCGAAGATAGTAGACCTTATGCGGACGTCGCTTTGCCGTCCTGAAATCGGCGAAATTGAGGCATTGTGTGAGTATCACGATATCGACTGTGACCTGCTGGAAAAACAACTGGCGCTGGAAACGTTTGCTGAGGGGGCCGCCGACCATTCGCAGTTTGACTTTACCGATATGTTGTACGTCCCGGTGACGGATCCCAGTATTCGCTTCCGTAAGTATGAGGTGATAATGGTGGACGAGAGCCAGGACATGAGCCTTCTGCAACACGAGTTGATAAAACGCGCACTGGACCGCCGTTCACGATTGATAACCGTTGGCGACCCGCGTCAAGCCATATACGGTTTCGCCGGAGCGGACGCCAACAGTTACTCCCGGTTGGCCGAATTAAACGGCGAAAGCGTGGAAATGCCGTTGTCGGTGTGCTATCGCTGTGGACGACGTATCGTCGAAGAGGCCGAAAAGATTGTTCCCTACATACGCCCCTATGAACACGCTCATGAGGGAGAGGTCAGCGTCGGTTCTTTGAACGACATCGAGGACGGCGATTGGATAATATGCCGTAACCTGCGCCCACTGGTGGAGGTTTACCTGTGGCTGTTGAAAAACAAGATTAAATCACGCGTCCGCGGTAAGGACATCGGTCGCAGTTTGGTGGATTTGGTAGACAAGACGGGAGCCCGTACTATCGACGAGTTGGAAAAGCTACTTTGGAAAGAAGCCGATAAACTGGCCCAGAAACTGCGTGCTAAGGGTTGGAAGAACCCCGATGCGTCGCCAAAGATGGATGAACTCTTGGAGAAAATCGAAGTGTTACGCGCGTTGGCCGTTGAAGCCGATACGGTAGCAGAACTGCGTGAAATAATCGAGGGAATTTTTACCGACGACCTGGAGGGAATCCTGTTGATGACTATCCATAAGTCCAAGGGCCTTGAAAACGACAACGTGTTCTTTCTGGCCCCGGAACTTATCCCGTCGCGTTTCGCTACACAGCCGTGGCAGTTAGAGCAAGAGTCCAACCTGAAATATGTGGCCATTACACGCGCCAAGAATTCACTAATATACGTTCCCTTAAATCAAGCAAATTATGACACCAGCCAACCATTCAACGGAAGATATCCAATCCAAGGTTCACGACGATGAACTCAATAAGGCCGAGGACCGTATTGAGGACCGCGAAGAGGAAACCATCGAGCGTCATTTTCCCCGCCGTGCACCACGCCAACGGACACGAGTCCCATCGCCCAAAGAAATCGTCAACGTTTTTAAGAAATGAAAACTTTTTAACAACGATGAAAAATTTATACTACCTTTTGAAACGTAACGCCGATAGCGGAAAGCCCGTTTATCACCAATGGCTGCGGTCGGGATTGATAGGCCGCGGGCGTGGCTTTTCGGAATCGTCTGACCCGGACTTTGCGTTCCGCACCGAGGACCCTATCGAAATCCTGGTACACTACGAATACCTCCGCACGGAAATCCATTCGCCCTACGAGTGGGAGTTGGTGGCCTATATGATGGACGACGCCCAGCGTTCGTGGGCGGACCAGAGTCCTGCGGCGGAATACAGAAACGTACTGCCGCCAACTGAAAGTATCGAGGCTTGGAAACGCCGTATGGCCTACGACCCAGCCCTGATGGAGGTTTACACCGCCAAACTGGATGAACTACGCAAAAACTACGTATAATGAAAACTGTTGAAAACTACACGAATCGCGAGTGGTATTACCGTGCTGGCTATAAGGTCGCGCGAATCTTCACTACGGGTTGTATGCCTGTTATGGAAGACACGACCGAGAGTTCCGAAATGATGGTCGTCGCCAGGAATTTCCCCGATTCCCCGAACTCGGTGCTGATTCCCCTGGAAAAGTTTCACGAGCGTTGTTTGTGTCCCGCGACGCTACTGCCGGGAGACCTCGTCGCCCGATTGAATCACGGCTCGATAGTGCAGATTTACAGGGTGGCTGAAGAGGAATCAAGAGCGGCTCTTTCGGTAAAATATAATTTGGTGCCGTTGAATTTCGGCGACCTTACACCAACGGGTGGCGAACCTGTCCCCAACGTGGATCCCGTCGTTACCAGCGAAAACGTCATCACGGTATCAGGCGAAACAAAGACCATCATGGGTAGTTATTTCAAGTACATTACGGCTCGCCAGCTGGACACGCTCAAGTACGACTCCCTGCGTGAAAACGTTCGGCGAATTGCCGTTAAAATCAGCGGTTTCCTTAATAAGGACCGTTGGCGTGAGTACACCGCGGACCAGTTCGCTGCGCTGGAAGACATCGATGCGCTTATCAAATCGGCCACCAAAATAATCAAAAAAGTAGATGGTGAAGAAGAGTAAGGCGCGGTTCTTCCGCGTGGGGAAGAGGTATCTGTTGCCTGTAGGTACGTCGTTTGTCGTGGTAAAGATACGCCCCGAGCAGAACACAATGAACGTTCAATTCATCGGTCCTGATTGCTCCACTTCGGACGTCGAATCGGTTAATTTAGTAAACTACAAGAAAGCACTCCAACGAGGAGAAATCGAAGAAATCTAACTACCTATGAAATTTACACCTGAAAATATTGACGCACTGCCCGACGACGGCGTATTTGTGTTCGGCTCTAATACCGACGGCGAACACTGTGGTGGCGCGGCCTACACGGCGATGAAACGTTTTGGCGCCGTCAACGGTCAAGCCGAGGGACCCCAGGGCCGAAGCTACGCCATCCCGACGATGGAGTACGTCGAAATCAACGCCGAAGACGAATTCCCGGAATATAATAAAGCAAAGGTTCCGTCCAAGGTGCTTTTGGAGGCGTGTGACCGCTTCATCCTCTACACCAGCCAACACCCCGAATTGCGTTTCTACGTAACGAAGATTGGTTGCGGAATTGCTGGTTGGAGCGTGGATGAAGTCGCTAAAACGTTTGCCACGGCCTTGGCGTCGTTTCTGGTTCCACTGCCTGATAATATCGTTTGGCCGCGCGAGTTCTACGAAATACTGCAGAGCCATGGCTTGGTTGGTTAGACACGCCGTGGAGGGGTACATCCTCACCGACCAGCACCCGATTAGGATAAAAGACCATCGGTTGTTCTTCAGCGAAGCCAAGTCCGTCGCCATTACCCCAGAGCAGGCCGCCATATTGTTGGATGGCGCCACGCTGGAGAACGGTGAGTATGTCCAACTGCGTTCTTCGTCGATGGTAGCTATCAAGCCCGGATATTATACCGCCGATGCCGATGGTACGTTCCACTGGTTTGAACGCCGTCCGTCGTACTACGACGGCCAATGGTACACCACTGACGGCCGTTCGGAGTTGGTCGATAAGCGCGTACTGGAAGGACGCCTACCGCGCATCCCCACCCCCGACGACCAGTATCCTACGCAGTACGGCCCCAAACAGGCCCATACAGAGTCGTTAATCGGCACGGACGTACTACCTGCCCCGGCTTCGGCAGAACTCTTGGCACGAGGCTTAAAACCGCGAAAACAACTGGGGTACGTACTGCGCCGTGGACACCATTCGGGCGTATTACTCACCACCCATCAGCCGCGGGCGTTTGAAGCCCTACGAAACCACCGCTACCAACCAGCGTTTACTTTGGAAGACGTGTTGATGGAATTACTGACGTATGGTCGTGTGCGTCTCGAACTGTTGGACGACAACCGCGTGTTGGTAGAAATCGACCAGTCGAAGAACCTATACATCGACCGTAATATCGCCATGGCGTTATTTGGCGCCCTGCTGTACGCTAATGCGATGTTGCGTAAAGAAGCAGAAATATGGAAAGAGAAGCGATGAAATACTACGTCACGTCGGCGGGAACGGCGACTTACGACGCTATTTTTGCGTTGGCGTGGAAACGAATACAGGCCCTGAATGCCGCACGGGCGTTTGTCGCGGGCGTTGGTGGCGTAAGCTATCGACCAGCCAAAATGCTCTGGGCTGGCGGTATCTCCACCGTGGAGTTTACCACCACTCCGCCGTCAGGTTGGCGACGCGACGGTTCACCGTTGGCTAATATGTATCGCCCTGACTCTACACCCGAGGGCCGTGCGCTTTACGAACGTATTCAGCGCCTACCACGTGTTGGCCGTAACGAGGTGAACGCCTTGGTGGGTTATACGGACTATTTCGCGGGATGTCGTGTGGAGGTAGAGGCCAACGTTAAAATCGTTGGCGTTAAGTTCGGTTTCGCCGTGTCGAAGTGGATGGTGGAATCGGGACGCGCCAAAATACCCGCCGACTGCACCGAGGTCTCCAAGGAGGCATATGCCGACCTCACAGGCCAGAATATACGGTTGGCGTACAAACGTAAAAAACAACAGCAGAAGATATGAGTACCGAGTTGATAGGCGTTGTAGGATTCGTCGTGTTTTTGGTGACGATAGTCCTTGGAATGATAATAGCGTTGGCGGAAGAACGTCGGAAACGTTCCGCGTCGCGTAAGCGAATCAACGCCCTACGCACCAACCGCCTGCGTTGGTTGTTGTTTAAGGAACGTGAAGAACAAAACCGCAAACGATGACTAAATTTGATTCCAACAGAAGAATTGGTTGACGATTATGAGCAGTATGAATAAAAAGCGTCGCGGCCCTGCCGTATGTACTACGCCGCGTAACAACGTGCGGTTGGAACTCCACGAGTTGGAACTTTTGGTGAACACGTTGGAGGTTGAAGCAGGCATCAACCAAGCCGCGGTGGTCTATACCGATATGCAGTATACGGCCTTGGCGAATAAACTACGCTGGACGTTAGTACGCGAACGAGAACGCACCAAAAGATGAAATACGAAATCTATAAAACGCGCGACGGACTCCTGATCCCTGTACTCTACCCAGAGGACGCGGGTCAGGCGTTTCGCTTAACCGTCCCTGACGCCGTAAAGGTCAGCGAGGGCACAGCGCGTAACACCATCGCCTACGGAATAGTCCCTACGCGTATGCGCCGCCAACCGTTTCCCGTCCATAACAACATTTGGCGTGACCGCGAATTGCTTGGCGCTTTGAGCGGTGACCACAACCGCTGGGCGTTTGTGGATTATCGTAACGAAGTGGCACCCGCGCTATACCACAACGACGCCAACCGTTCGCCACAGCCGTCGTCAATAGTAGATGAATAACGCCAACAGTTATTATTCCAACGACTCATATACAGTACAACGCAATGGAAAAAGACTTCAAGGACATATTAAACGCTCCGGTGCCTCCGGAAATCGTTGATACAGTGTCGTGGAAGAAATATCTGGTGATGAAAGAGTCGGCCACGTTGAAACGTATTCACGTGCTGGCTTCCGACGGTACGGAAATCAACCTGATGTGGTTCCCGCGTAAGCTACACGACACTATCAAACACCTCTCTACCAGCGAGCGCGAAGAAATTCTGGAAATGTACACCGAACGCCGCAAGGTCCAGGTAACGGCCAACCGCCTCTTGGCCTTGGCCCGAGGTTCATTCGAATTGGCGCGTAAGCGTAAACAGGCCGAGCGTGAAGAACACAAATCGCTTCATATGAGCGACGTGACGCTGGTAGAGGATATTAAGGAACTTTTGGGGAAGATGTTCACCCCGCGGGAGGTCGTCCGTATATTGGCTGAAAGTCGTGAAATAGAGGTAGAACTGAACTACGTCCAGGACGTGTTGAAGCGGTTTATTAACGATATTGAAAAACGTCGCGAGGAATTCCGTAACCGCGTCCAGGACGTGCGTCTGTACTCGAAACGTCCGCGGTTGGAGGAACTCAGCTGGATGTACACCCAGATGAAAATGCGCTACAAGGCCCTCCGCTCGAATGACGCCTATAATTCGATGCTACGTACTCTGGAACAGATACGTAAAGAGGCCGAGGGTGACCAGATATTCATCAACGGCGCCATAGACGTCAACGTCGAAACAGAGATTCGTCTCCACATCCAGCAGACAATCTACAAATCGGTAAACCTCAAGGAGATAATCCTTGGCCGCGTGGCTGCGCGTATGAACTGGGACCTGGCTAAACTGGTAGCCGGGTTACACAACTCGTATTACGCTAAATTTATGCCTACAAACGACGAATACGACCCCCAAGCCGAAATGGAGTACCCCTCGTCGATGAACTACGACTTCAACCGTATTCAGCACAACCACGCCGTGAGCGGCATCGATGAGGTTGAGGACGTTAAGGCACAGCCCCTGACCGACGAAGAACGTTCCTCCAGCGAGGCCATAAAACAGCTCTTCCTCCAACGTATCGCCAAACAGCGCGAGACCTTGGAAGGACCTAAGCACCGCGCAGAGGCCGAGGTGGACTTTTGGCGTTCAAAGTTTAATAAAACGCCGGACGAGGACCACGAACTAACACGTGAGGAGGGACGCGTACCGCAACATAAGTTTAACAAAAAGCAAAAATCTAAATTCAAGAAGTGATGGAAATTCAAGAATTCAAGCAGCGCTGGAACGGCCAGCCCATCGAACTCATCAGCACCGAGGAAGCGTTCGTGTTGGTAAATCTTCAACGCGAACTGGAGGAGCGTGCGTCGTATGTCGCTCAAAAGGCCGAAACCATCGGTTGGCAGGCCTCAAAGGTAGTACCCGTCGCCAACGGCTGGGCCGAGCGTACCCGTAACCTGATGTTCGTTGGCGACGACGTGGCAGGGAAGTCCGTAACTACCACCACCGAGGTACGTTCGTTTGGCGAATTTCGGCGCGACTTCGAAAATATGATGTGCATGCTGCAGACGCGCGTTGAGGCCTCGGACTACGTGATGGGCGCCATCCGTTCGCTGGGCTTCGACGTTCGTCCCGACACCACGGTGGAGAAGATGACGGCGACGGAAATAGCCGCCGTGGCGTCGTCTCCTGAGACAGGTGTAGTTCCGGCGTTCGCTAACACCTCGGCAGTGGTATACATCTCCCTGCACCCGGAGGATCGTAACGTACGATTTGTGGGCGTGGCCGGAGCCGGGTGGTACAAGGTGACGTTCGCCGATCGATAACGAAAATTCAAGACCAAAATGGACGACAAATCGACATTATTCGCCGCGCTGGTGTGCGCCTTGGCTATCGTCGTGGTGCTGATCGCGGAACACCGCCCGTCTTTCTTCTGGTGGCGGTATTTGTTCGGGTTGGAGAAAACCAGCCCTGACGAAATGGAATGGAACGAGGTGTTACAGCGTATTCGTAAACGCACTCAACGGGCCTTTGAACGCGAACCTGGCTCCAAGGTCCTTTCCAACGGCGTCTACGCTGAGTACCACGAAGAAGAATATCCTGGCGGCAACTTGCGTCAGGAATTGACACTGTGGCTGAAACGACAAAATATGCTCCAATTCCCGTTCGTGGTGAATATCTGTTTACTCGACGGTACGGCTGATATCACGGGCATTGGCGCTAACAACACCGACGCCTACCAGTGGATGATGGAGCAAATTGGTGCTGAGTCGTGCTACGAAATCGCCAAGCGGGCGTATATCTGTGAGCAGGGCAGCCACCGCGGCCAAACCGAACGCGCCAAGGTCGAACACGAGTACATCCAGTGGATAGCGCGGAAATTCATCTAACAACGTTACTCCACCAGACGCCGCGAGGCGGTATAACTATTCATTTTACAACTCCCCAGCTAACACTTATCCACCCCGTTAGCTGGGGTTTCTGTTGGCGGTTTACGAAAATAATTCGCTTTTCTTGGAGGATTTTTCGCGATTCTCTTTGAAGTCTTGGAGATTTACACTACCTTCGCTCTTGGAAAATGAAACTAAACTCTGTAAAAATGGACAAGAATCGTAAACAGTTGGAAGAACGCGCCGCGTGGATGTTAGTTATAATCGTCGTCGTGATAGCGTTCGTTGGCGTCAACTTGGTGTGGTACGGTGACGGCTTGACGAAACTGTGCGGACTGCTCGTTATTGGGTATGGCGGGTATGTGATTAACCGGATTATTGAACGCTTAAACCGTCGGTAGCCCTATGACACGTGAAATGATTATCGCCGCGGCGTATGCTGCTGGCTGGGATGGTGAAACGCCCAGCGTTACCGAGGCTGAAGCCTATTTGGCCGCCATCGTAAGATTGTAGAACCGTATTGTGTTTTGAAAAATGGAAAAGAATTACATCGTTAACGATCAAACTCGTTATATCCCGCGGGAAGAACTCGTCCAATTGGAAGAAACCATCTGGTGGGCTTCGCGCCTCACAAATCCTGATATTATCGTGACTAACACCGATAATTTTGAAGACGTTGACGCTTATCGTTCAGCAGCCCTCCAAGAATTAGCGCGAATTAACGTGCGTCGTCAAGAACTCTTGAAAATACTATTAAAATAGCAAATATGAAATCCAAGACCCTTAAACAGTTCCTGGCCGAGAAACGTAAGGCCTACGCCCAGTCCGCTGAGGCCGTAATGAAGACGTTGGACACGCTTACGCACGTAAGAGGTAACGCGTACAACGGTTCGGCTGTAATTATCAACATCACCGACCTCGAAGGAAAAGTTCTGGCCGACGCGGCCATCAACGGCGAGCAGTTGGAAGATTTACGTTTGGCGCTCGTTGAGGCGTATCGCCAGACGCTGATAGCTAAAGAGGTTTTCGTGCGTTACAACCTCCACAAAATGCAGAATCTTATTATCGACCTCGACCCTGAAGGTCCTAATAAAGCGCAGAAATGAATCCGCTGTTTCGTATCGGCACCCGCGTAAAGGTAAAGACGTGGGACGAGATAGCCGCCTATACGGGCGTTGACTTTACCGAGGAAGAATTCCACACGCTGTACGCCGTGGTGTACGACGAAGCCAACGACGACCCTATCGGGTTGTTGGACGAAATGTACGACGCCGCTGGTAAGGGCGAAGACACGTGCCTTATCGTTGGCGGCGATACCGAGGACGAGTTCCCGACCTACCACCTGCGTAACCTACGCACAGGCCAGATGGTAGAACGCGAACCACGTGCGCCGTACCAGTTCCGTGATTGGATGTTAAAACTGATACGGTGATGACTAAGGACGAAATAATACGCCAAATTGAGGATGTACGTCGTCAACGCGCCAAAACCGAACGCCAGTTGATAGCGCGAGGACGCGGTTATCCCGTCCACAACGACGCCGAGGTAGAACTCACACTCGATGAGTACCACTACGAGGGTTCTTCGTCACGCAGCGAGGAGCGGCTGTTGGCCCTCCTGGACGAAGAACGCGCTAAATACACCACCACCTTAACTTATCTGTGATATGTCCCGACGACCCGGTCAGCGCGACGTGCTTTACGAAGGCGGCCCAGCGCTGAAAGAACTTATCGAAACCTACGCCACGATGGATATTAAGGCGTTTTGCGCTAAATGGGATTTGGCGATCGCTACGGTCCGCAGTACGGCGTCGCGAAGGGGTTTGCTCCGGCTGAGGGTGAAAGTCCCTAAAAAGGACACCGCCAACACCGTGAAGCCCACCGCGCATCGTGGTCGTAAGCCGAAGGCAGTAGAAACGCCTCCACCGCCACCCGTACCAGCCTACGAACCGCCAAAGGATATGATTCCGCCATCGTTACTTAAACAGGTACGTGGTCGTCGCTTGCGGGCTTGGAAAGAACCCTCGTCGCGTGCCGAACTCAACACGATGCCTGTACCGTATCCGTTCAGCGAAATCGCCGACGCACCCTACAACCGCGGGTTGGATGAAACACCAGAAGAAACGGGTCGCGTTATAAGACACACCAAAAACCGATAGCCATGGACTATAAAGGACGTATATGCCGCCTGATCGTTGACGAATTGCCTGTTGATGCCTATGGAATGCGGGTGTTGGCCGCGGCACGTGACCTGTGGGCCAAGCAGGGTAAGGTGTGTATTTCAACGGGTCGTGCCCTGGGTGATTCCTTTCCGGTGGTACAGATTATTGGCGGCGAACCGATGAACTATCCCCAGCGCGTTATTGACGTTGTTACCGAATTGCGCCAAGCTAACCCACGCGTGTGGGTAAAGCTATTCACCGGGTTTCCCGATGTAGAGAACTTGATACGCGTATCGTCGTTGGTAAACGCCATCTGTGTAACCTTAACCAGCCCCGAGGACGAACATCACTTCCGTGTGGCGCGTTTAGGTTTTCGCGACTTCGGTCGTACGCACATGGAAGTCCGTTACAACTCCACCACCGGAGAAGACCCTACAGGCCGCGTATTTCCCCAGTATTGGCGGTTGGTGGATATGGCTCGTGTTGGTGACTATCTGTTGGAATCGACAGCCTGGGTGATGAAATACGCCAACGGAACGTTATTTAACTAAAAATCTCGTAAACGATATGGACCAAAAACGTAACTACGACGACCCGCGCCTGAGTGAAGAAATGCGCCGTTATGGGTGTTACACCGTCCCCAGCGATGACCCTAAGCACTCGCACGACGCTCAAATCTGTCTAACGCCCGAGTTCCTGACCAACACCAAGGGGTACGCCATCACGATGGATATGGGGTTTGGAAAAGAACGTATCAACTCGTGGACGCGTAACGCCAACGGCGTACTGGAGTTTCGCCAGTTCCCCGACCGCCTTTACCTCAACGAAACACCTGGTGAGGGTAAGTACACCGCCCACGTCACGCTGACGTGTGAGTGTGGCGAAAACATCCCCCTCGCTCACGACCAGGCGCGAATCTTTATGCGTGGCGCGTTTGAGGACCGCTACCTACCCAAGGTTCTGCTGCGCTGTCCTAAGTGTAACAAAATGCTATTCAAACCGTGATGAAACCGTTGGTATATATACTTAGGTTGGTGGTCCGTGTGGTCATCAACCTCCTTTATTTTATGGCTTGGAGTGTAGTTTTGGCGTTATTGGCGATGACGATATATTCGCTTGTGTGACGTTTTGAGGATGTTGGTAAAAAAGTTGAAAAATTTTCTCCAAAATATTTTGTAGATTGGAGAAAAGTTACTAATTTTGCTCTTGGAAAAGAAAACTAAACACTCAAAATTATGAAAGCAACTATTGAAACTATCCGCGAAATTGTAAAGGTTCTGACCGCTGACGAACAGCAACTCCTCAAGGACACTATCAAACACGGCTATTGGGGCGACGCCTCGGCTGCGTTCGTAGACGAAGAGTTAGGCGATATCATCACCATCGCCGCCGAAATCTACATCACCAACGACGCCAAGAAAGGCGGCCATTTCAGCGGTCGGCGAGTATCAGCGATGTTCCGGTCGATTTACAAGAAAATGTGCTCTGCTTGTGATAACCAGGCCGGCATTCACCTCTCGCACTGCAGCGACTGGTGGGCTGATGGTTCTGGCGACGTGCTGATGCTTCGTGCTGACGAGAACGCCGCGTGGAGGAAGTGGGCTAAAGAGCCCATTCAGCCTGAAGAGCCCAAGAACGAGGAGCGCCTGACCGACGCCATCAACGCCTGCCTCGCCAAGTAAAATAGTCAAAACCGCAAGACAAATAGCACGATGAAAACGTACCGTATCAACCAATTCAAGACCAAGGAGGCCGTCATGGACGCCATCATCGAGGTCTTCAAACGCCGCGAGGATTGGACCGAAGCCGAGGCCCGCCGTACCGGCATCAACCCCGAACCCACGTTCAAGGCCCAAAAGGCATACGACCTGGCGTTCCAGTCGATGGGGGGTAATTCGTTCCGGCCGGGTGAATACCAAAAGTCGAAGCGCGAAATGGTCGATTACCTGAACAATATGGAGTCGCTGTTTCACGACGCCCGCCTGAAATGGTTCCGCTTCTACACCCAGCACACCTACCTCTCCACCGACGCCGGAAAGAGCGAACGTGAAGCCCTCTTGAAAAAGATTAACGTTTACAACGCTTCTATCGAGAGGCTGACGAACAATTTCTCCCGCGAATTGCTTGAGTTCCTGGAGAAGAATCGTAACTGCGTCGATTGGCGCGTGGCGCGGTATAGCGAGGATTCCGTAACGTTCGGGTTGGTGGATGCGGCCGATAATATCGACCAGCAGTCGCTGCTGACGTTTTACATCGATCGCGGCGTTACCGGCAGCGACGAGCCTACGTTGGTAACCTCCATCCAGAATCAGGGGCGCTGGTCGTGTGAAGAGGTCGGACCGCAGTACGTCCGATATGCATGGATGGGCCTACTGCTGTTGGACGACCGCCTCAAATCGCTTAAAGAGGCGATGATAGGGTACGGGTCCGGCGTGAAGCAGATGACGACTGCCATCAGCACCGCCAACGTTCAATTGCGTGAACTCGGGTTGGCGGACTACGAAGCCCGGTTCGAAGAGTACGAACGCCAAAACTGGTAAGCCATGAAACCCAAAAACCTTGTAAATCTTTACATCGTCAACGCCGACATCAACAGCGACCTGCGCGATATGCCCGACACCGAACGTCGTATCGTCGAAGAGCGACGGCTGACAATGTCGCGCGACCTGCTCCCCGCCCCTAACATCTTCACCCACGTACTTATCAACGGCGAACGGCGCAACGCCATAGCGGTGCAAAACCTTACGCACCGCGAGGCAGCCGAAGCGTGGTATCGCGTGGGGGTGACGTTCGGCGACTTCAACCCCGATCGCCAGATGTTCGAGAAAGTAGAAATTGAAGTCTAATCCCCTAATACAACGAATTATGGCACCTAATCGAGTAACCCGCGCCACGGCCATGGCTACGGCCCGTGACTACGCAAAGAACCATTCCAAGGAGGCTGTCCGTGTACAGGTAGCCCTGTACCGCGACCAGGTCAAATCACTCAACCGCGCTAAGGCCAACGCCAGCGAAGAAGAAGTTCGTCGGTTGTGTGAACGTATAGCCGACACCCGTGAACTGCTACGGGCATTCGAAAGGGAGGCCCAGTAACCGAATTTCCGTAAACCATTCAAATCATAGTACAACAAAATGGAAACAAACGTAATTACCACCGTGTTCAACGCCCAGGAGGCGTTACCTATCAACGACGAAGCGCGTATCACCAAGGCCCAGATCCTGTTCCTGTACGCTGCGGCCAATGCCGCCGCTGACCGCCCGAGTATCATCTGCGTGGACGAGGGTCCGCTGCCTTTCACTGACGTGGCTGAAGCGGCCCCGCGTTACGGCGAAATCCGTCAATGGCTGGGGACGTTCCTGGACAACAACCTGGTATTTCGGGCGATGATGCCTATCGACGACAACGCCACGGTCGTCAGCGAAATCAAGCGTATGTCGCACGAGTGTACCGACGCCGGGCTGTTGGAGTTTTGCGTTGACGACGACACGCTCCGCTTTACAGCGCTTGGCGTCGAGGCCATCGAAAAATACGGCCCGGTGCTGGACGAGGAGTGGCGATTAATCGAGCGTACCGTGTTGGAGGTCGTCAACGAACGTTACGGCCACTGCGGCATAGGCGTGGAGAAAATCGCTCGCCACGTCCCCACCACCAACCCGCGTGAACTCTACGGCCAATTCGTGTTGGTGGAACAAGACCTGATGTCCGCTGTGTATCGCCGCACCGACGGCGTACTGTTAGCCAACGTGTTTGGCGTGGGTACGTTCCTGGTAGAGAAACTGATCGCTTTCAACGTACCGCTGCTGGCTACGTTGGCCGATGAGGGTTGGCTCCGTACCAATCCCGACGGCATCCAACAAGAGTACCGCGCGCGTTTCAGCGCTCAGTCGAAAGCGTACCGCCGTGAGCACGGAATCCAAGACCCCGACGAAGAGGAACAACCCGCCGCTGCTACCCACGACAACCCCATGGCGGCATTGGCTGCGATGTTAGGTCGTGAGCTGGGGGCCAAGGTGGGGCTGCGCCGTATCGACGTTCCTGCTGACGGTGGCGAGCCCCAGGTGACGGACCTGGACGATAAGGTGGCCGACGCCGAAGCGGTGTTGAAAGCCGAGGACAAGCCCGTATCGTAACACGTTGGCGTTTTCAGGTAAAGCCGCTGGGGATTTGGTTCCTTGGCGGCTTTTCTGTTGGCGCCCCTTTCTTCCCCCTAATGGTTTCCCTCCTGCAACCTTCCTTTCCTTAACCCCCTATAATCCCCCTTTTCCGGTGTAAAGAGAAAAAGACACTTCTCTTTACACTCAACGGGAGACTTTCCTTCTCCAGATAAATCTGTCGAAGACGTCTCCCGACGCGCACATACGTGCGCTCGTACGCTTACGCGAGAGAGAACACACGCGCTCGAGAGAAGCCCACCCGACGCCAGCACGAACGTGTGTACACCCAGCGCGTACACGTGTACATACACGCGCGTAAGGCATCACCCAGAACCGCCAACGTTATTGAGTTCGTAAAACCTACCACGAAATGGAACAAGAAGCTAAACAACATCCCTACATCGGCCATATTGCCCGCAGTATGCAGCGTATGGCTCATGAATACGCCAAACAGATAATCACACGTCAACTCGACGTCAAGAGTATCACCGTCGGTAGCACCAACGGTTTTGAACTCACGCTGACCGATAAGCGCCAACAGCAAACGGCCAAAGTACAACCAGGAGTCAGGCAACTTCGCCTATTTCCAGACGACGGTCAAATGGTAAAATCCGTAACACGATGAAACGCCTGATTCGTTGGATAATCAATTGGCTCTACGCCGAAGAAATCGCCGCCTTGGTACAGGAGGCCGTCGATGACGAATTCGAAGCCGCGTGGCCCGAAGCGTTTCGCCATCAGCCGGAACACAATTCGGTAATTCCCCAGGAAATCTGGGCCGCGGTAATACTCAACCTGCCAAACCACGCCGAGATCATCCATGGCCAGTGGATGGATAATACCAACCACACTCATATCTTGACACGAACGGTAAAACTCGCCAACACTACCTACATTCGCGAATTCCAACTCACGATGGACGCCTACCGCCTACGTTTGGACCACGCCCATAGTCGTGACGAGATATTCTGCGGCCGATACGCCCACCTGCTCCAAGTACAGATACGGCTGCCGGGCAACTACAATTCCCCCAAGGCTGATTACGTGTTGGAATTTTCGCTTATGCAGTACCGCCTCACTGGGCCTGACGTGGAAGGAGCGGTTCCGTATTGGCGCTGTAACACAAAACCCGATATTGTCCACGCCTTTACCAGTGAGACTTTGGCGGGTATCGAGCGAGGACTAAAACATTTCGAGAAATGAGTGAATTCTTTCATACCGGGCGTTTCTTCCAGCAAGACGCCGAGCGTACCCGCACTGAACAGCTGGAACGCCAAAAGCAAGAACAACGTTATCTGGGTTCAGCCACGCGGCTCCCCGGTATGCGGTTGTACGAGTTCAACTATAAGACCGGAGAATGTCGGGAGATTGGTACCGAGACCACACTGGAAATAGACGTCACCACAGGGAAACCCGTTGCGCGTCGTGCCGTTAAGGTCCAATACAATCCCGATTGTGTTTACTTACAGGCCCTCAACAACCGTAACGCCATGCGTAAGTTGGTAAAGGCCGGGTACATCAAAATGGTGAAACAAGATGGTAAAGGTCCGCACGTCGAAGATTGACGAAAAACAACCGCCTGAAAAGGCCCATAAGATACCACGCGGCGCCAACGGCCTACCGCTGTTTGGCGATAAGCCCGTGACGGTAAAGGCACGGCCGTACGACGCCGAACGTAACGCCGATGATGGCGTTGATTACAATATGTCGTTGGCTGACTTTCTGGGTCAGGTCGAAGAACTCACCAAGAAAAAGCGTTTGAACGGCGTTTTCATCGAGTTAGGCGACATCGTGGTCCCGTGGTACGTCATTCGTTCGATAGTCCGCGCAGACCGATACAACGACTCACAACAACGATACGAATACGGCATCGTCCTTAACCGCGACACTATGGCCGCCGAGGGTGATAATTTCGCCGAATGGTGGGTAACGCCCGAGGCCCGTGACGCCGCCTGGGATTCGTTACGTTCACAGCTGGTAGAATTAGGCATCACCATCGCTTCGACAAAGGTTTAACAAACCCCATATTATCAACAATCAAAATTATCGTACAATGAAAACGCAAGATTTTTACGGTGCTCTGGCCGCCAAGGCTGACACCACCAAGGCCCAGGCGATTGCTTTCGTCCGTGCTCTGGAAGAGATTCTCACCGAGGAGGTTCGCGACAAGGGCGAAACCGTCGCCATCGGTAAGGTAGGAAAGTTCGTCCTCAAGGACCAGCCGTCACGTATGGCGCGCAATCCGCAGACGGGCGTTACGGCCCCCACCGAGCCCTACAAGACCATCCAGTTCCGCCCGGCGTACAGTTTCCGCGCCTACGGCAAAAAGGCTAAGAAATAGCCCGTAACTGGTAACGCAGTTCGCTTTCGCACGTCCGCCAGGGAGGTGGTTTGCCCTGGCGGATTTTTAGTTACTTTTAGCTACAACGTTATAGTATCTGAAATGAGGGAACGCCGCTTTACGCCAAGCAACGAAGAGTTAGGTTTTCAGCGAGTGTAGTTTCTTTTCCGACCGCGGTGTTTCCTCTACCATACCCCAGGCTGGTGGGGTCGGAGTCAGGCCTCCAAACGGTATAAGCCCTGTCACCAGCAAACAAATTGTCTCCAAGGCAGCAACGCAGACTTCCTCCATAGCGAGCGCCGGAGCGGAGGAGACAGACTCTACAAGGGGAAGAGTATAAGCGATACGTCGCGCCCCTTGATTGGCCTGTGGTGTAATGGTAACACACCAGATTTTGGATCTGGCGTTGGAGGTTCGAATCCTTCCGGGCCGACTAAACCCCCAATTAAAACCGCATGTGGCAGACGTGGCCCGAAAGTCCATGGGTGAGGGGGTTTTTAAGAAATTTCGTTCGTTAACGTTGTGGCAGTTCGCCCGTGCCGGCAAAGGGAACACCAATAGGAACGGCAACCGACGAGCGCGGGGCGTGAAATATCGCCCCGACCTTAAAGTCTTAACAGACTTCCATCAATCAAAGGTTTAATTCACCCCCGACCGCCCCACAGTAGTGATACAGCGAGGCGGTTTTTAATTTTACAGCGTTACTTACGAAAAACTTAAAATGATATGAAACGTTCACCGTACCTTGTAATGGACACTGAAACCGGGGGCCTGGACCCCGCACAGAACCCCATAACGTCGTTTGCGGCCGTTGTGTTAGACTTTAACACCCTGAAAGAGGTAGACCGCTGGGAAACCTACGTTAAGCCATACAACGACCTCCAAATAACGAAAGAATCTATCCAAAAGACGATGGTGAATATGGCTGAGGTGAATCGCGGTATGGAGTTGAATGCGTTTATCGACGCGTTCATGCGGTTCTGTACCCAGAATTTCGCCGATACCAAGGGTAAGGACCAGCGGCGGTTGGTAGCCGTGGGTCACAACGTGATGTTCGACGTGGGGATGTTGGAAGCGGCGTTCTACTATTCCGCCTACGGTAAAAAGCAGAGCCTGTTCAACTACATCCAGGATCAGACGCTGGATACGATGTATCTCTCCAAAATGATGTACGGTCTGACGGGCGACGAGAAAATGACTCTTGGCGCCACGTGTGAACGCGCGGGGATTATACTTACCGACGCCCACGGCGCGATGAACGACGTGGAAGCCACGGCCGAGTATTTCCGCTACTGCGTGCGGCGGTTGCGTGCTACGGGTGATATATCATCCGCCACCGAGAAAAAGTCTCGCCGTCGCGGTAACGAGTTCTTCGAGTTCAAGTGCGCCAAGTAGAAACAGCCAACGTTATACAGTGTGTCTAACAACAAAACTGTACAACGATGAAACAAGAACTTTTCGAAAAAGGCGTCAAGGCGGCCATTGCCGACATCTTAGAACGTTCGCTCAACAAATGGGTTAGTGTGATGGAACCTGGCGCGTCGTTTGGTGCTATCCTCACTAAGAACGGCATCAGCCCCAAGGTATCGTCGGCGCTGTTCAAAGTACTTTCCAGCGTGGGTATTATCCAACGCGAAGGCGTGAAGTCAACGATCAGATATCGTTACGTCCCCACCTCCGTCACTATCCCTGATCTCGATAAATTGGCGGCGCAGGTTTGGTTGGAGAATCAAGACTACAGCCGCGCGAAACGTGCTACTTCAAGGCAAAAACATGTAACCCCCCCGCGCGACGTCAACCAGAACGGAAAGGCAATTCGCGTTAAGGGCAACATTCTCCCTCAAATTGGCGATTCGCGTTACATTATCACGGGCGCAGAAGGGCCTATCGAAATCATCGAGGTGAAGATCGTCACCATTTATCGCGATCCTCACGACGGAAAATACAATTTCGACGTTGTGTATCGTCTGCCTGACACCGAGGGGCTGATTACGATGGAACGGGTGTTGTTACAAGAACTCCACCTCAAACCGGAAGACATTTTCGCCCATCTCCAGCGCACGATGGTTCGGTTTACGGGAGAATTGTTTCCAACTATAAAACGAGAAACCGTAAAACAAAATGGCAGATAACGCACGTGTCGCTCAAACGCCCGAGGAGGTAGAAGCGACAAAACAGTACACCGAAAAGGACGAAAACCGCCAACTGGCCTTTTCCAAAGCACTCGAATTGCTTCGTATTTTGTGTAAAGACGCTTTGGAACGGGAAATGATAGCCCAGCGCACTTTCACCCGTACAGAGGTTGTAAAGAAAACGACGCTGTCGCACCGTAAAGCGTTGGACCTGTTGGAGACGCTTCAGACGTTCGGTTACGTCGATATAATGGACGCCAACAAGACAAAATTCTGCTTCACTTTTAACGCCGACGACCGTGCAGCGGTCCATAAGGCCAAGATTATACAGCTGACTACGTTGCTCGGGGCAGCTATCGAGAGTTACAACTCCGTGCTCTTGAAAGAATACCCCGAAGAGGTGTACCAGCGCGAGACCCTGGAAATGGAACGTTACCTCGTCCAGGCGTTGAATTTGAAGAGATGAGTTTTGTTGTGGACCCGGTAACACCCAGAGGGAATTGAGACCCCTTTGGGTGTTGCTATTAATACCGAATCTATGATACCTCAGATTGTGGCCCCCTCGGTCACGCACCGTTTGGCTTGTTTAGACCTCGTTGATGAAATAATCGAGGGTATGGACGAGCGCGGCCTGAACGAGATGATGAGTGGCGATATACACGACGTTGATACGATATTCGATGCCTTGATGGAAGACACGTATCGTATTATGTACACGGGTGACACGTCGATTGACTTCAAACCCCGCTACGAAGAGAACGTTTCGGCTGTCGTTGAAGATACCCTGCGATGCGCCAATTTGACGTATTTCATCACCTCCGTCATCCCCGACTTCCAGTTGTCGTGGCATCACCTGGAATGGGGCGAGTTAGTACACCAACACAAGAAATTGTGTATCAACGCTGCTCGTGACCACGGAAAATGTGAAGCCGTCGGAACCCCCGTCCGGATGTACGACGGAACTATCAAAAAGGTCGAAGACGTTGTGGTTGGTGACTTGTTGATGGGGATTGACTCTAAGCCGCGTCGCGTGGTTGCTACACGTCGCGGTCACGACTCGATAATGTACCGTATCGACCAGTCGCGCGGTGATAGCTATACCGTCAATTCACGCCACATTTGTACGTTGATTGAAAAAGACCGTGGCGGTTCCCTCGCTACGGCGTCGAAGCGGATAGTGGATATTGATATTCCAACGCTCTTGAGTAAGACCCCGAACAGGGTGAAGGAACGCTACCGCGGTTTCAAGGTGGCGGTGCAGTACCCCGCGCGACCTGTGGGGCTGGAACCGTATTTCTTGGGGTACTGGTTAGGCGACGGCAACTCCAACAACCAGAAGATCACCACCGCCGACCCCGAAGTGTGTGAGTACTTACGCTCCTACGCCGAGCGCTTGGGGCTTCATTACGGTCAAAAGGATTTGACGGTGACGATTGGAATCGGTACTCGTGGACGCGGTAAGCGTAACCCGCTGGAAAGAATGCTCAAGGACTACGACCTGCTCTACAATAAGCACATTCCGGAGCAGTACTTAGTCAACAGCGAGGAGGTCCGTCTCCAGATGTTGGCCGGGTTGATTGATTCCGACGGTAACTACTGGCAGGGCGGCTATCACTTCGGCAACACGAACTACCAGTTGGTGTGTGACGTGAAGAATTTGGCCGACAGCCTTGGCTTCTGTACCCGAATGGGCGGTGGAACGCGGTATTGTAAAGCGTTAGACCGCGACTATTCGTCGTGGTGTGTGACTATTTCTGGTGAATTGGACCGCATCCCGGTGAAAATCGCCCGTAAAAAGGTCCAAACTGACTGGTCTTCCAAGACGTCACACAAGGACTGGGGAACTATCGATGGCGTACACCCTACGGTGGTATCGTCGTTGAAGATTACGTCCGTTGGTGAGGGTGATTACATATCTATCACCACCGACGGCGACCACCGCTTCGTGCTGGGCGACGGTACGGTCACACACAACTCGTTCTATTTCTCCAACGCCTACGCCGCGTGGCAATTATACCGCTACAAGAAGCCGTCAACCACCCGTTACTCGAAACGCCCCACGGCGGCTTCGTCGAATCGTGGGTTTTTGTTTTCGTTCTCGTTACAACAGAGTGTGGACCTTTTGGAGATTCTGAAAGGTACTATCGAGGAAAACGAGATATTGAAGGAGCGGCTGTTCCCTCAGTCCACGGCCAACAACTGGTCGGCTACCAATATCGTGTGCCGTAACGGAGCGCGTTTGACGGGTAAGGGTTTTGGTTCTTCGGTGCGTGGTGCTCACCCGTACTGGATTATCGTCGATGATGGCCTGAAGGATAACGTCATCTATTCCAGTCTCCAGCGAAATAAGTCCACCGACTATTTCCACTCCGTAATTATGAACATGCTCGTACCCGGCGGCCAGATTATCGTCGTCGGTACGCCGTTCCACGCCGAGGACCTTTACGGCGACCTGAAGACCAAGAACGGTTGGTTCGTTATCGAGTACCCGGCCATCTTCCCCGACGGGCGAATCCTTTGGCCCCAGCGTTGGTCGTTTAAGGACCTGATGGATAAAAAGGAGACCCAGGGTTCAATCATCTTCTCACGCGAGAACCTTTGCCGCCCGATTACCAACGAGTCGTCAATCTTCCCGATGGAAATCCTCACGCGTTCGCTACTGCGGATGGAAAATTACACGTTAGTGGATTCACGCGAAGAATTCCCTGTTAAGTTCTCCAAGGTGGTGGTCGGGTGCGACTTCGCTATTTCAGCCAACGTCGGCGCCGACTACGCCGTATTCAGCGTGTGGGGTATTGACGAGTTGACCGACGAACGCTGGCTGTTACACCTCTACCGAGAAAAAGGCGCCAAGTTCTTCGAGCAGATGAACGTCCTGCGCCGTATCAACTCCCGCTTCCGGCCTGACCTTATCGTGATGGAGAATAACACGTTCCAACAGATATTCGTCGAGACAGCCGACACCGAGGGTATGCCCGTTATCGGTCACACTACGGGTATTGATAAGTACGACCTGAAAACCGGGTGGCCACACCTCTCAACGCTATTCGAACGCGGCAAAATCCACATCCCGATAGGTAACGTCTACTCCCAGCAGGTCAAGGACCTCATATTCCAAGACCTCGGTTCCGTTGCCTTTACCGAAAAGGGGCTGGAGAGCGTCGGTAGTCACGATGATATTTCGTCGTCGTTCTGGTTGGCCGACTTGGCGGCGTCGCGTATGACCACCGGATTTAAGTTTGATATGTTAGGTTAGCGCCATCGTTTTAAGTGATATGAAAACTCTGATAGCACTATTCACCCGCGGCCGTATCGACCGTCAGAAAACCCTCCAGCGTCTAACGCCTGAGGCCCGCCGCCGCGTAACGGTATTCTGTCACCCTGGCGAACTGGCCGCTCATCAGCGTAACTGGGGTGGTAAGGTTGCCGCCATCGAGGAATACAGTACGGCGTGCCGCGGTGTAGGCGACATACGGGACTACATTGTTGTAGAGGCCGCTGATAGGGGATTTGGCGGAGTCTTTTTCTTAGACGATAACGTGTCTTTCTCGCTGCGTTTAGACGATGCCAAGACCCCTGTAGTGGTAAACAACGACAATTTCACCGTCGAGGCCCAGGAATACATCTATTCGATGATGTTCGACTGGGTAGCGGAACAGTTGGACACCTACGCCGTGGCGGCTCTTTCGTATAGGCCATTCAACCGCGATAAGACGCACGACGTACAAATCAACGGACGGTTCTTCTCCATTTGGGGGCTTAATATCGAGCAATATCTGAGCCAGCCTGTAAGGTTCAGCGATTGGCCCATAAAGGAGGATTTTGCTCTGGCGTGTGGCTTGCGCCGCGCAGGGTTGGATAATGTGGTTTCGTACCAGTATTCGTTCGATAAAATGACAGGAGCCAACGCCGCTGGCGGTTGCTCCGTATATCGAACCATCGAGAACTCCAACGCCGAGTCACAACGTTTAAGGGAAGCGTTCCCCGAATATATCACGTTACGTACCAAGAAATGTACCAACTGGGGTGGCGAGATGAAGGACCGCGAGATGTTAGAGGTTAAATTACACTTAAAAGGATACAAGAAATGACCGTAAGATTCAAGAAAGTACACCCCGAAGCCGTACTGCCGGCGTATGCTCACCCCGACGGTGAGGATAACGGCCTGGACCTCGTGGCCGTGGCCGTAAAGGAAACCGAAGATTACATCGAATACGATACCGGCATCGCCGTTGAAATCCCCAAGGGGTACTGCGGCCTGCTGGTCCCGAATTCGCGTTGTTCGAAAATGGACCTGGTGATGTGTAACGCGCCGGGCGTTATCGACCCAGGCTATCGCGGTACGATGCGCGCTCGTTACAAGAAGACGTGGCACTTACCGACGTTAGTCCACAGGTTCTTCAAGAGCGTCTGCGGATTGCTTTCCAACGTTTTCGGCGAGGTCGCCGGAATGAAGCCCCAAAACGTGAATATGAATACCAAGGAATTCAAGGTGGGTGACGTTGTGGCCCAGCTGGTCATCGTCCCCGCGCCGTATATCGAAGTGGAGGAAGCCGACACGCTGACGCCCTCGCTGCGTGACGCCGGAGGATTCGGTTCAACGATTAAATAGCCATGAAAACGATTCTCTTACACAATCCCGCCAAACAGGACAACGTCGAAGCGATGGCCGACGCGCTGGTAGAGTCGATGCGTTACGCCAATAGCGCGGTTGATTATCCCGATGTTTCCAAGGCCAAACCTGATGACGGCGTTCCGGCCGAGTGGTTCTACAAGGCATACGTCGGTACGGCCCCCACGTCAGAACTCACGGCCATTCTCCAGTACACGCAGCAGCGGATGATCTTTGACCAGATTGGCGAAACGTTCCTCGGTATCGCCCTCACTGAGATGAAGCACTACGACCGATTAGGCGACTTCATTAACCGTATCGGAGGTAACGTATCGCGACCTGCGTTTTCGGCAGCCAAAGTGGACATTACGACCAAAAGCGCGGCCGAAGCCGTCCAGATCAACATCCGCGCCGAGCAGGACACCATCGCCGAGTACGAAAAACTCATTCAGCGTATTCAGGCCAACAACCCTACACCAACTGTGACCTCGGCGTTGGCCATCCAACTTATCAACAAGATTGTCGCCGACGAGCACGTACACGTCTGTCTGTTGGCGGAGTTGGCGCAATCCCTCGGCGAGGAAGACACTACGTTATGAAAGCCGACCTCCGGAAATATACCTCGCTGTTGTTAGCCGCTGTAAAGCGCATCGAAGCCGAACGCCCAGGAGTCATAGCCTGGGCGTCTCGTCAAGAACGGTGGTGGGAGTTGTGCGTCAGCGATTACGACCTTTACCGCAGTGAGGAATTTGCGCGCATAAAGAAAACCTATCGCCAGGCGTTGGCTGTTTCGGGTGGTGGTAAGTTGATATTCTGCTACGCCAAACCAGACGCCGAGCGGCTATACGAATTGGAGTTGAAAGGTAATTTGGTGATGGATTGTTGAAAGATTTTTCAAAATTCTCTTGGAGAATCTGATTTTTCGCCGTACCTTCGCTCTTGGAAAAGAAATCGTAAAACAAAATTGTTATGGAAACTACAAAAGACATCAACTCCATCCTTTCGAAACTGAAGAAACTGCAGCGGCTCTACGAAGGAGCAAAAGCCATCAATTCCGAGGCTGAGGCCGCCAACGCCGCCGCTAAAATTCAGAATCTCCTCACCCAGTACAACCTTTCGATGGCCGATTTGGACTCGGTAGCCGACAACGAGCAGGCGACTAACGTCGTTGAAGAAAAACTCGGCGACAACTGGGCTCGTAAGTGCGGTGGTTTCTGGGACCAGCTCCTGCTGTCCGGAATTTGTAAGTACAATTTCTGCTACATGATAGTCAGCAGGCGTCATGAGTACCGCGTAAACCGTAACGGCAACAAGGTGTGTGAACAACGCCAAAAGTATATCGTTATCGGTGAGCCGCATAATATCGAGGTTGTAATGTGGCTGTTTGACGTGTTGGCTGGCCAGTTGTACTGCTCGGCTCTGAAACGTTACGAAGAGTACCGCAACGACGATTCGCAGGCGCTGATGCGGATATTCACGGGTGAAAAGCGGATGCACCGCGGTACGTTCTTGAGGTCGTATCTGGCGGGAGCGGCCAAAGGCGTTCGGGACCGCCTCAAAGAGGAGCGTGACCGCGAACTCCAGGCTCAAGTACAGGTCAACGCGCTGGTGCTTCGTACGGACCAGAAATTGAACGACTACGTGGCTGAGAATTACAAGGACTTACGCTCGTCGCGTCCGGGACATATCGGTAGTGGCTACGCTATGGCGATGGGGCGTGAAGATGGCCGCAAGGTTAATATAACCCGCGGCGGTATCGCTGCTTCGAATACCAACTCTAACCAGATAGCGCAATGAAAATAAACCTCGTATTTGACGGGAATTTCCTGTACCACCTGTCGTTCTCGATATTTTCGACGTACTACCGCAACGAAGACCTCTGTGAGGTCTTGGACGACCGCGAAAAGCGCCAGGTTCTGATACGTAAATGCGTGATGAACCTGTGCGCCGCGGTACGGCGATTTGGTGATGACGTAAACCGCGTGGTGGTAGTCATCGACTCCCACTCGTGGCGACGCGAGGTGTACGACGACTACAAGTACGCCCTCACGCGGGTGAAGGAACCGTGGAGCGACGCATTTGTAGAGGTCCTGGGTGAATTTGAAGCGTTATTGCGTAAACGCGGGGTAATCGTTACCCGCGTACCGGGCGCTGAGGGCGACGACCTGATGATGTTATGGGCTTTCGCGCTGGACGAACTCCCCGATGAAGAAACCGTAATACTCACAGCCGATAGCGATATTCGCCAGTTGATAACGCCAACGGTTTCGGTCTTCAACTACAACTCCAAGTTCATGAAATTCTACGTCTTTCCGGGGAAAGACGGTTTTTGGAACGAACGCTTGGATGCCGACATCCAGGTCCTCACAACCGAGGCGCTGGAGGTCTTGCTGTATAAGGTGTTGATGGGGGATAAGTCGGATAACATCCCCAAGGTACGGCGCGGATTTGGTGATAAGGCGTTCAACCGTTTTATCGACGCGTTGAAAGGGGAACTGAACGGGCGTCTGCCGTCACCGACTGTATTCCAGGGGTACAGTTCTACGAAGATGGCGCTGTGGATTCAATCCAAGTTCGAGAAATTCTTGGGTACGCCGCTGAGTACTGAAGAAATCGGGCAAATTCTGTTCAACGTCAAGTTGACTTGGCTGTCGCCGTCGGTTTACGGCCCACGTCAGGAAGAACTGTTAATAGCGATGGCCGAGGAAATAGCCAACACGAAGGATTCGTACAACTATAAAAAGGCGTACACGCTTGAAGACTTCTACGGAATGTTAATAAAGTAATTAACCAAAGACAAGGCACTATGAAAAAGTGGATGTGGATTCTGATTATCGCGGTGGTCTTGACGATTGCTGCGGTAGTTTACGCCCATGAGGCGAAGATTATCCACACGCTGGTAGCTATCCTCTCGTTTGTGGCGGGAGTGGTGGCTCACTGGGCGTGGGGCAAATACGTGGCCGCCAAGGCCGTTAAACAGGTAAGTGGCGATGGAAAACATTCGTGACATCATCCTCGGTGCTCGGGCTGAACGCCAGGAGCACATGCTGAAAGGATTCGCCCCGGTGGCCGACGAAACCGAGAGCGACAAGGTTGAAAAGGGCGATAACGTCTTCGAGAAGATGGCCGACGCCATCGAGAAGTCGTGTTCCGACGACGCCGAAGAAGCCCTCCAGGCCGAAATCGAAAAGTCGGACATCATGAACGCCATCAGCGGTTACGATTCCAACATCAAGTTCGGTAAACTGGGTAAGGAAATCAAGGCCAAACTCAAGGCCGATGTCCTTCCGTCGCTTAACGCCAAACTGCAGGTACTCTCGGCTGAAATCGAGAGCAAACTTGAGGATTGTGGCGGCGCACCTACCGAAAGCGTTCCCGCGTGGTGGACATCCGAAATCAAGATGGAGTTGCCGTTCCGTATCTTCAGCTGGAAAGACCGCGATTGCAGTCCCGGTCCTCAACTGGCTGGCACGCTTGTCGGTGAGGAAAAGGAGAACCCGGTTACTCCCGAAATGTGCCGTTGCCGCGAGGAGTACAACGAAAAGGTACGCGAATACGCCAATGTGGCTACTGACGTCAAGGCGTGTGAAATCCTCGAGACCAATCTTTCCGACAACGAACGCTACCAGCTGTCACCTCGTCAGCTGACGGTGTTCGGGTTTTAGTTTCTTTTCTGTTTCCATTTTGTTAGGTAGTTAGGACAGCGGCCCCGATTCGTAAGCGTTTCGGGGCCAAAGTTTTTAACCGTATGAACGCATGGAGATATTTCAAAATAGGTGACATCGTGACGGACCCCGAGGTGTGGGGCCGGACGACTTTTGTAATACGCTCGTTTCACGGCAACGACTACTGCCCATTAATCGCTGCAGAGTCCCTGAAACCAATCCGCGGTAAACGCATAAGGGTAAACCTCGGCGTACCTGAAACGCGACTTGTAAACGCCCCAAAACGTCCGTTGATGAAGATTGCGGATGATACGTTACGGCGGCTGGTCAGGAAAAGCACGGAAGCGCGGCGTGAATTGTTAATTAGAACTTATCGTAAGCAAAATGGCGACATTTGACCATTACCCCTGGGCTGATAAACTACCTGCCGCCACACTTGACGTCAGCGAGGAGCACTATCACGAGTTCTTCCGGACTATGTTTGAGCGCCAGATGATATGGAAGCGGCGGTTCCTGGACCAGAAGCCGCGTCCGTGGACTGATGACCCCATATTACGCGACTACAAATTCACCAACGTATATCGCGAACTGGACCACAATTCACAGTGGCAGATACGTAACATCCTCCTGGACGACGAACTGACGCTGACGAATCTGGTGTGGAAGATGATGGTGTTCCGGTATTTCAACAACCCCCCGACATTTGAATACGCACGTGAAAAGTACGGCTGGGGAGCAGGCATTCCGGATTACAACCAGTACGACGAGGACCGCTTTGCGGAAATGATAACGTCGTACCGCGCTACGGGTAACAACCCCTACACCACATCCTATCTCATCAATTCGATGGCTACGCCTGGCAAACCGCGTGACTACTGCTACACGCATTTGGTGGTGCCCACGCTTCATCGTCGGTTAGGTGAACTGATGCGGACGGTGTTGACGGCTACCAACCCTGAGCAGATTATCAAGTTCCTTCAGGGGCTACCCTCGTCGGCGACGTTTATCGCTCATGAATTCTATCAAGATTTTACTTACATACCGCGCTATACCTATCGCCGTTTTATGCGCTTCACCCAGGATGACTACACCAACGTGGGGCCTGGTGCGTCGGTTGGTTTGCGGTTGGTATTCCCGTCGTTGAAGCGTCAAATTGATGGTATATATCGTCTGCGTGATGAAGCGCAGGCGGCGTTATCGTCATTTGGCGATTTTCCGTACCTACACTGGCACAAACTGGAATCGGGGTACTACGTTACGCCGTCGGGCGAGATATCGCTTCACCAGGTAGAAATGTGGCTGTGTGAATACCAAAAATATTGGAAAATGAAGATTGGCGAAGGTAAACAACGCTCTAAATTTGAGCCGCGAACCTGTAAATTGATAGGCCAATGATAACCTTTCACACACCGTTGGAAACGGGCGATTTTATGGGTGTCGACTTTCAAGTGATGGCCGATGATCTTTCCACAAGTGCCGCACGATTAGTAGTCGTCGGCACTTTCATATCGCCCCTGACCACCGAGGAAAAAGCGCGTTTTCAACGCCTCGTTGTAGATATACGGCGCGACGGCGAATGGAATGGCTCGTACGACGACCAAACGGATTATTACACGTGGAACGGTCACCAGGTAGCAGTATGGGGCGACATCCTTAATCAGGCGTTGATAATTCGTAAAACGGCGCGTAACGACATTTTGAAACTGTTGTGTTGATACCCAATTATAGGTAAACAAATCTCGTAAAAACAATTATGTCCGGTGTGAAAGAAAGATTGGAATCGGTGGAACGCGCCATGCAGGCTTTGACGATACGCAAATCGCTGTTGTTAGAGCGTGCGATGCGCAGCGATAGCCCGTCTGATATACTCAAGGCCGCTGAAATATTCAACCAGCAATCCAAGCCCGCTAACGTTGCCCCGAAGGCATATCTGATTGACCCCTTGGAGTTCAACTCATTTTTGGGATATAAGGATAAGCCGTTTTCGCTTTCGTACGAAACGTTGCGCCGGATGAGCCGTACCCCCATTATCAACTCGATTATCAAGACCCGTAAGAATCAGATAGCCGACTTCGCTGAACCACAGGCCGACCGCTATTCGACGGGTTTTGTTATTCGGCGTAAACCCAAGTTCGGCCAGGAGCAGAAGATGGACACGCAGGACCGCAAAATTGCGTCTTCCATCACCGACTTCATCCTCAACTGTGGTGATACCGCTACGTGGGACGGCGACGAGTTTGACGAGTTCATACGTAAGATTGTGGACGACTCGCTGACGTTCGACCAGATGACGTTTGAGTGTATTCGTAACCGTCGCGGCAAACTGGTCCGCTTCCAGGCGGTTGATGCCGCTACTTTCCGTCTGGCGGAATCGTATTTCGACGGCGAGTACAACAACCCCTACTTTGAGGGAGCGATGATGGACGACCGCCAGAACTGGGGACCCAAGGTCGATGGCTATTATCCAGCCTACGTCCAGGTGTACCAAACGGCCAAGGTAGCGCAGTTCTACCCCTGGGAGTTGTGTTTCGGTATCCGTAACCCGACCACGTCGATTTACGCCAATGGGTACGGAAACTCGGAGTTGGAAGAGTTAATCAACGTCGTAACATCGATGCTTTGGGGCGACGAGTACAATCGCCGCTTCTTCTCGCAGGGTTCGGCCCCGAAAGGTCTTCTGCGTATCAAAGGTAACGTGAACGAGGCTTCGTTACAGCAGTTCAAGCAGCAGTGGCAGGCCATGATATCGGGCGTTATGCAGTCGTGGAAGACGCCCGTCGTTGAGGGCGATATCGACTGGGTTGACCTCCAGAAGAACAACCGCGATATGGAGTACAACTCGTGGATGGAATACCTGATTAAAATCGCCTGTGCGGTGTTCTGTATTGACCCTACAGAAATCGGCTGGGATATTTCGCGTTCCAACGGAAGCGGCCTAACGTTCGGCGACGGCCAAAAGCAGCGCATGGAGCAGTCGAAGGACAAGGGCCTTTACCCGATGCTGAAATTCATCCAGCGTAAGGTTAACAAGTTCATCGTCGAGCAAATCAACCCCGACTTCGAGTTCGTATTCATGGGCCTCAACGGAATGACCATTTCCGAGGAGCTGGATATGGACATCAAACGCCTCCAGGCTTTCCAGACCGTGGACGAAATTCGCGAGAAATGGGACCTCCCGGCTATCGGCGAAGAAAAGGGCGGCGATACTATCGAAAACTCCGTTATTCAACAAGCCATCAGTGCCAAACAGCAACAACAGCAACAGGCCGCGATGGGCGGTATGGGCATGGGCGGAGGCAATCCGTTCGAAGAGGCCGCGGGTATGGGCATGGAGGCCGGAGGCCCCGCTGACCAGCCTGTAGCTGGAGGGCGAAGAAGACGCCGCCGCTCAGCCGGGAAACCCGTTCGACCTTTACGCCGAGGGTGACCAAGAAGAAACCATGAAGGCACGCGAGTCTAACCCCCTCGTGGCTGCATTCGACGAATACTTACAAAAAGCAATACACCATGACGAGTAACGAGAAAAACACCGCGCCCATTGTCCAGTTGCTGGCTGACGCTATGCCGAAACCGATTGTTGACGCCTCGGGTGGCGACGTTATCTACCGCGGCTATGCGCCTATCGGTACGGGTCAAGGCGAGGCCGGGTGGCGCATCGAACGTGAAACCACCTCCGACGGTATCACCATCACCGAGTATCCCCAGGGGGATATGAGTTACAATTTCGTGTGGGACGACCGCAAGACCTACGTATATTCACGCTAACAAAGTTCAAAATGGCAACTATTGACGTCGGAACTGTAGCAGGTATTTCCATCGGCACGACGCCTCCGTCGAACCCGGCGATTATCTGGTACGATACTACCGACAAACTCCACAAAAGTTACGATGCCTCGCTCGGGCAGTGGGTTCCGATGTCGCAGGCAATTGTGACCCAGATAAACGACTTCAACGACCTTATCAATAAGGCCAATCTCCCCGGCGGTTTACCTATCGCGGCGTTCTACAACGTCCTGAAGCGTGACTCCGACCCGTTCTGGAGCACCATGGTGTGGGTAGTAGGCCAAACACGTATTCAGTACGTCGATAAGCAAAACAACATCATCGTCGAAGACCTCGCGGGTCAGGGTACGACCACGCAATACGTTGCTTCGACGAACTATTTCTTCGATAATATCGTGGCGACTTTCGACCAGAAGACGTCACAACTCAATTTCGATTTTCAACAGTTGGCTGATAACCCGGCGTTGGCTGACGTGTTGTACGGTATGCGGGTTGTTAATGATAACCCCACGCTGGTTAAGCGCACTGTGAAGTCGTTACTTTCGACGTCACCCAAGAACTCGTTAGGATTCGTAAACGGTTTGTTCTTTGACTTTGGCGCGGCGATGAGCGGCATTATCGTTTCCGAGCAAGCCAACGATACCCAGGTAGTCGGGTACAAGCAGTACACGGCCGATTACGCCGCGATGGATAAAACATTCCAGGAGGTTCAGAGAATCATTAACGACTGGCAGAACGGTTCGCAGACGATGATATTCTCGGCCAAACTGACTAACGTCGCACCTGTAGACGCTACTATCGCCAATCCGCAGGACCTTACTACGGCCGATGACCTAATGACGGCTCTGAACAAAATTCAAGGTTGGTACAACCGCCTGAAGCTGGCTACTGGAATGAGTCTTTCGTCAGCTTATAAGGCTGACCCGGCTACAAAAGGCGTTATGCCTGTTGGGGGCGACCCGGTTGAAAAGGCAATCGCGTTGCTTCACCAGGCTATTCTGGATATTGACTATTCGGAGTATGGCGAATCCGCGAACATCAAAATAGGTGGTCAACAGACCGATTTCCCTGACATCGACTACATGGGTTTCATTGATGTCGAGGGGAGCGTGCGTGATGCGTTCAAGGTTCTGTGGGACGATCTTGCTCAGATCATCACGGGCGATGATACAGGCCCCATATTGAAGAAATTGGTGGATTCATCGTCAATCTTCGAACGCGCTATCCGGAAGGAACACATGGCTGTTGGCCTTATCGGAGGCAGCGTCGGTTATTCAGTGCTGACCGGCGGTTCGTCATACACCGTGGCGCTTGGTAATCGCTATTTCTACAACCTGAACGCCTCTGATATCACTTCTGCAACGTGGACGCTGAATCTTGGCTTTTTGGATAATCCCTCGTCGCTTGAAGCGTATACGACTGAAAGTGTTGGCGGCACGATTCAGGTGATCATCTATTGTAACGTTTCCAACGGTCAAACGCTGCGTGTCGTTGATGCCGATGGCGCTAAGACTTACAATATGGCTGAAAAGGGGTATTACCTTCTAACTGCGTGGGCTACGGGATTTGTGTCATCGAGTCGGTTGCGCTTCACGAGTTTCATCCAAAAGATCGATTATCTCCAATAGCCATGTGTAAAGTAGTCTATCTAACGTCAAAGCGGTTTAACGCCGAGGCCCGTCGTTTTGTACACGACCTGGCTGAAGAACTACGCCGCCGTCGAGTAGAGGTTGTTACTGGTAGTGCTTATGACGTTTGGAACTACTTTCGCCCTCATCGAACCTACGGTGTAGCCATAGCGGTGGACTTTTTCACCGACCGTAAGGACGGTTGCAGTTTAACACTAAACCAGGTTTGTCCGGCGTTGACGCGCGACTTCGCCTACAACCTTTCAAACCACTATGACCTCTTAACGCCTCAAATCCGTTGGCGGTCGTTCTTGTTTGTTGATTCGTACGATCCTCAGTGGTATCGTTTCTTCAATCGTGTAAGTGCCGAGGTGAAACTCATTATCTACCCGGCTACGCTTACCAACGAGGGAGACATGGATGCTTACAAAAGCGCTCAGCCCGATATTATAAAGGCGTTCGCTGACGAAATATTGAGGTGTCTTCGCTCTAATTACGATTCCCACGCGTATGCCCGTTCCGCTAAGGCCGCACACATACGTATTAACGAAAGAATGAAACGCAATGGCTGACGGACTTTTCATGACCACCATCTTCCCTGTAATTTCGCTTTTATTCGGAGCGGGCGGTATTGGCTACGCCATTGTGGCGCGTATGTTGGACCGTAAGAAATACGCCCAAGAGGTGCGGTGTAGCCAGGCCGACGCCGACCTGAAAGGCGAGGAGTTTTGGAAAGGGCGATATGATACCTTAATGACGGAACTCGACAAGAAGGAATCGTGGTGGAAGGAACGGTATGATAACCTGTACCAGGAGGTTCAAAACGAACGTAAGTTGTCTAACGAGATGATGACTAACTTTCGTAATGAACTCAACAAGATTCGCGAGGAATACGAGGCGCAACGCCAGGCAGACCGTGATAAGTACAACCGCCTGATGGAAGAGTTCCGCGCTCAGGAGTATGCAGCTAACCAGGCGGCCGAAGATTACAAGAAGCGCATCAACGAACTCGAAGCGTCCATAGTGGCTTACGAGGATATGATTAAAAGCGGTAAAAGGTCATGAAGACGGCGGCATCCATAATTATCGTTGTAGCGGCCCTAATTTTCGCGTTCTTTCTGGGGCGGAGCAGTTATACCCCTGAACCCCCTAAAGTCGTTGAAAAGTGGCTGACAAAGTACGACACGGTCGAATACCGTGACACGGTTAAGATTCCCGTTCCGCAGGTTATCGTCCGTGATACCACGATATACCTGCCAGGCGAAATCGACACCGCTGCCTTGCTGGCCGACTACCTGGCCCGAAAGGAATATCCCCTCGACTTTTCCAACGACAGTATCGGCGAGTTCCGGGTCGATATCACCGTCCAGCGCAACACCCTTACAGAGGCTGTATCGCACGTCAAACCGCTCATCCGTGTTCATGAGGTTGAACGCACGATTATCGACAAGCAAATTCCCTTTATACAAGGTTATGCCCAAATAGGAACCTCCGTGGATTTTGGCACACAAAAGTTTTCCGCCGGAGCCGATTTCCGTCAACGGTTTTTGGTCGGCGCGTCAGCTATAAGAGTTAATGACCAATGGGGGTACACATTAGATTTTGGCATAAAATTTTAACAATTCTCTTGGCAGTTTGGAGAAAATTTACTACCTTTGTATTGGAAATGAAACTTATAAACCTATAAAGTCATGAAAGAAATTATCAACTACGGCGAAGCACGTAGCCAACAAATTCTGAAAGGTTTTACCAACATCGAAGAGTGTATCGAGGAAGCGCCGATTGAAAAAGCGCGTCACGGTGTTTACGCCGATAACGCTCAGAACCGCCGTCTGCAGCGCGTGGGCCAGGAGTACGGTCATGCCGCTCAGGAAAAGCCTGAGGCAGGCCAGGAAGAGGGTGGCGCACCGGAGGCCAATGTAAGTCTCCAGAACCACGCTCGTCAGGCTTCAGAAGAGGCCCTCGTAAAGGTAGCCAATGACCCGTCGGCTGACGCTGAAATGCGCAAGGTGGCCACCGCAGAACTCGAACGCCGCGGCGTGAACGTTCGCGCCAAGAACAAGAAGGGCGACGCCTCGTTGCGTAACGGCCTGGCTGACGGTGACGCCAAGGCGACGGCCTCGTTTGAGTCCATGGGCTTCCGTCAGATGGACGACCAGGACCTGGAGCAGTACGCCGGAGTTGAAGACGCTTCTCACGCGTTCATCAAGCAGGTCGGCGGTGACGAAGACGGCTTCGATCTGGTAGTCACCAAGACCAGCGAAGGCTACCGTGTGGACAAATACCCCTACGCTGATGTGGATAATTTCGAGACCACGACGGTGAAGGAAATCGCTGATGTTGAGGAAGCCGCTTCTAAATTTGGCGACCCCGATGCTAAGGACGACGGTAAAAAGGATGTTGATGGCGAAGACGAAGATGCCGTTGATGAGAAATTCGAAAAAGATTTATTAGATTACGTACGAGGTGCTGATGTGCCAAAGATGGCTGCAGGCGCCTTTGTGAGTAAATTACGAAAGTCCGATGAACGGTATTCAAAGGATAAATTAACCCCTGAAGAATTATCTAAAAAGGCCATTGATATATTGAAAAAAAATAATATCATGCCTGAAGATACAAAAGATAATGCCATCGCTTCTTGGATAAAAAGCGAGGATATCGCAAAAGAGAACGCAGAAAAACAGAAGAAATTTGAAGCGGATAATAAACGTTTCAACATTTCGTTATCAGGTGACGATACTGCGAAAAATATTGAGCGGATGCCCTCTGACAAAGCGAATGAGAAAGTTCTCAAAAAGGCCGACAGAGCGTATAAATGGGCTTTGCGCAATAGTAAGCTAAACATAAACGGCGAAAAATTCATCCGATTAAACGGCGATGATGCAAATGAATTCTTTGATAAGATTGTTGACGCTTATGAGGATTTCATGGACGAAAGCGATTCAGAGGCAGTACGAGCCGTTGTCTTGTATTCTGCAGACCATGACGACGATTTTGACGAAGACAACGATATTGACTTTGCCACAATGAGAAAATATATTTCTGGTGATAAAGTCGATGTGTCGGCTGATAAAATGGATAAATTTATAAACGGGCTTGATACGTTTATTTCTCAAAATAAAGTCGACCAAAATATCGTTTTGTACAGGAAGCTGACGTTTGAAAACGATGCAGATAATTTCGTCAAAAATCTCAAAGAGGGGGATACGTTTAGCGATAAGTCGTTTATGAGTACGACATGTTATCCTGAAATTAATGAAGACGAGGGGACTATGTATTTTGATATTATCGCTCCCGCGGGTTGTCCGGTTGCTCCAGTGGTGGGGGTTTACGGAGCAGACGAAGGAGAATTTTTAATTGGCCGAGGTCAAAATTATAAGGTTCATAAGATTGAAGGAAATCGCGTTTTGATGGAGTGGTTGCCGGAAGATAGCAAACAAGAGTAATGCCTTACAACGCCAAACATACCCACTTTTTGCCGTCGCCATTCCCCACCGTTACTCAGTACGAAGACCGATTTATACGGGAATGGAACGCTAATAACGCCGCAGCGTTAGGTGATGTACTGAAATACATCGCCGACGCTACGGCTGTGGCGGTTAAAGAATTGAAGGAAAATGGACCAAAAGAAGGTAATTTGGGCAGTGTCGGCAGCGAAGGCTGAGAAGATTTGGCATATCGGCACAACAATCGCTGCTAACAGCGCGTTGAAGGTAACACCGCCTTACCCTGTACGAGTCATCGTTCGCGTGAAGGATGATAAGGGGAAGGTGAGGTATAACATCGGTACGCTATCACGCGTCAGTGATGGTAAGTGTGAGGTGAATTTGTTCCCCAATGGTGCGCCGATTACAGCGTCGTTAGGGGTTAACGAAGAGGTTCGCCTCTGGCCTGATATCGAGTGGTTTTGGAAAAAGATGTTTGACGAAGAAGCCATCAAGATCAAAGACTTTTCCGAACTCACCAAGTACAGAGCTGTTATCGTCAAGTTGGGGAACGCTGAAAATGGGTTTTGTTATAAGCCTGGAAAAGTTGTTGCACTTACCGATAAGAGCGTTGAAATCGACCTTAACAACGGTAGAATTGCCGTTAAACACGGCCATGAATCACGAGTAAGATTATGGGAGTAGTAGATGAAGTGACGAGGGCATTTCATGAAGCCAATCAATGCCGCCACGACCACTTGCGTAAAGCCATAGGTGCTTTTGCGGGAAACCTCGCTGACAGCGATGCGCTGGAGAAGGCCCGTTCGAAGACCGGGCGGTACGCCAACACGGCCAAGAATCGGAAATTAGGGCGCGTCGGAATGCCGTATGAAAAGAAATCACGCTTCCCCGCGCCTCATCAGCGTCGAGATTCCGAGCACCGTCAAGAAGGTACGTATATTCGTACACTTACGGTGGGTGATGGCGCTGAAGCAGTCGAAATAGCCGACGATGGCGTTGCTCGTAACGATTTTTACGATAATCAAGAAGTCGGTAAATACGCCAAGCGTCATTATGAAAAAGTGAAAAACGGCGACAAGGTTCGTTATGACGGCAAGGTGAAAACCGTTTACGCAACCAAAGAATTGACTGAAAACGGCATTACAACGCAGTACGTTCAATTTGTAGGCAGACCGTCGTATAGCGGTGCGCCACGTGGTACAGGTAAGTGGGTTCCGCGAAAAGACGTCGAGAAACTATGATTTTCAACAACCGCCAAATAGACGACATGGTCGGTATTCTCCGGCGCTGGCAGTACCTGTTTATTGCCAAGCACGTCGGAGTAGACTTTCTTACCCAGGCGGAGATTGATATCTTGGTGGCGTCGGGCGTAAACGTCGATAAGTACAAGAACTCGAAAGGCATTTTGGAACACGCTTTTCTGTTCGGTATTTTGGCTGAGGCTATCGGCGATGACCGCGCCAAGAAGATGAATTACAAGCAATTTCTCCAGTTCCTGAAGTCGGGAAATTTCGTACCGCTCACCGAGCAGGAGGAAAACGCGCTCAACTACCTCAAGAACCGCGCCTATACCGACATCACGTCGCTCGGCAACCGTATCGTTACCGGTACGCGCAATGCCATCCTCAAATCGAATTTTCGTCAGCAATCGGTAATACGTCAGCAAATCAAGGATAAGGCCATTCAAGCCGTTCAACTCCGTAAGGGAGCCCGGTATATAGCCAGCGAACTGGGGAACCTTACCCAAGACTGGGGACGCGATTGGCTGCGTATTGCATACTACCTCCTGCACGAAGCCTACAACGTGGGCCGCTCTGAAAGTATCTACAAGCAACACGGGCCTGACGCCAAAGTGTATTTCGACGTCTATCCAGGCGCGTGCGCTAAGTGCCGGGAGTTGTACTTAGAAGACCCCGAGGACCCTACCTCGAGACCGAAACTGTTCCGTTTGGCAGACCTTATCGCTAACGGTAACAACATCGGTCGTAAGGCGGCAGAGTGGCTCCCTACGATTAACCCGACGCACCCCTACTGCCGTTGTACGATTAATTACGTTCCTGACGGCTTTGATTGGGACCCCGCAACCCGCGCTTTCACCAAGCCCATCAAACGTCAGTTTAAGAACCCAAAGTTAAAGAACGTGAAACTTAACATTAAAGTTACCAAATAATGAAAAACAAAATCGTACAAGACCCTCCGTTCACCATGCAGATTGAACCGACGGAGGGGTGCAACCTGGGTTGTTCGTTTTGCGGTCTTCACGGTATGCGCGAAAAAGGCACTAAGCCGTGGAATTTCATGACCGTTGAAACTGCCGAGCGTATCGCTTCAGAGGTGGCCCGTGTAGGGTGGAAATGTAAGTTCGTATTCGCTATGCACGGCGAACCGACGCTCAACCCTGCGTTCATCGACATCGTGGCTACGTTTCGCAAATACCTGCCCAAAGCCGTATTTCATATGTACAGCAACGGGTACGGCATGAACCACGCCAAGGATACGTCGGAATATTTGGACCGTCTTTTTGAAGCCGGCATGAATGATATTCTGGTAGACTGCTACACGGCTAAGGGTGACTGGAATTTCGTCGAGAAAATCGACATCGAGAAGTACAACGTCGTCACGCTGGAACCGGGCGTTCCGTACTACTACCCCAAGCAGGGTCGCCGTATCTGCCTGTTGCCGCCTATCGCCGAAGACGATACCAATAAGATGACGCGTCGTCTGGCTAACCACTGTGGCGCGGCGTTTCCGCTCGACGACTCGTTCAACAACAAACGCTGTACTTTCCCGTTCCGCGAACTGGACGTGAGGTGGAATGGCCAGGTATGTCTGTGCTGCGACGACTTCCGCGGTGAGTATCCCGTGGCCAATATCCACGACATGCCGATCGAAGACCTGTGGAACCACCCGCGCTTCCACGCCGCCCGCGTGATGCTGTACAACAACGACCGTCGGTTCCGTCCGTGTCAGGGTTGTACACACGTCAGCGTCCGCGTCGGTTTCCTGCCTGATAAGATGGGCAAGAAAACGCTCCCGCCTATCACGCCGGAAATTCGCCGTATGGCTGAGGACGTATCTAAGGACGGCCCCTGCGCCGAGAAGATATACAAACGGCCATGGGAAAAATAAAGTACCTCTGTGTCGAGCCGCACGCGGGTGACCTCCTGATGAGCGCTTGTCACGTTTTAGTAGCACCCGAATACGACGTTCGGGTGCTTACTGTAGATAGCGACCCAAAGCGCGTCGAGGAACAACGACTTTTGTACGGTTTTCTGGGTATATCCATGGATTGTCTGGACCTGGAGTTAGAAGATGTCCGTTGTAGCGATTTTCAGGCCCATTCCAAGGACTGTAATTATGAGAGCGTCTATACGTATCTACGCGCTAAGTTCGGGAGTGACGGCCTTAATTTCGCTGAACAAACGCTTCGCGACTATTTGCATAAGTTTATGCGTCGCAACCCCGGTTACACGTTACTGGCGCCTCTCGGTGCAGGACAACCGTTCAACCAGTTTATCCACGATACGGTGTATAATACGGCGTCCGGCGCGGAATACTATCGCGACTTCCCCTATTCATACGTATCACGAGGCCGTCGTCAGTTCCGCGTGCAGTGCTACAACAGCGAAAACCTACTGATGAAACGTCGGGTATCGTGCGACGATATGTTTGACATTAAGTGGGAGTTGTTCTTGCTGTTTTATCCATCGTTAGAAAGTACACTGGACAACTATCAGCGTTTTATAGAACAGAACCCGCCCGAGGAAATTTGGTACGAGGGCGAATTACCATTTTGAGTATGAATTGTCAATTCTTCGTCGTGTCCAAGAACCGCCCTAAATGCGTCACGACCCGATTGTTGAAAAAGGGCGGCGTGGATTATCACATCGTGGTGGAGAAAGAGGATGTCGAAAAGTACGTTGAAGCCGGGCATGAGCGTGAACGTCTGGTCGTGCTTCCGGCCTCGAATCGTGGCTACAGCTACGTGGTCAATTTCTGTAAGAACACCTACCTCCGCAAGGATCACCCGGTGGTGGTGATGGATGACGATATCGCCAACTTCTTCTACTCGATCGACGGTGAAGCCAAGTGTGGGCTGTCGCTGAAAACGCCGGAAGAACTCAGCGAGTTCTTTGAGGAGTTTGATCGCGAGGTCATGGAAACCGATTTTGAGTATGGAACGATGGGTAAGAGCGCCTTCGACTGGAGTTGTACCGACGTCAGCCCGCGCTTCAAGTACGGCGGTATTCCACACTTGATCGTCTTCAAAGGACTCCGGACGCTGGAACTGGACTTTGACGAAAAGTTAGAGTTGAAATGCGACATCGACTATTCGTTGAAATGCATGTACCTGGGAATCGTCTACGCGCGGTTCGTGCGGTTCCTTCTCCAGAGTAAGATGAACAAGGAAGCCAACCAGGGCGGCGGTCTCCAAGACGTATACGAACGCCAGGAGCGCGTGCAGCGGGCGCACGACATCATACTCAAGCGCTGGCCGTTGAACGCTCGTATTGACGAAAAGAAGAAGCCAATTAACGGCGTACCGGAGTTGCGAATTGTGTACAAGAAATTTGATATTGACTTTGACGCTGTAGAAGTGTAATTTTCCAAGTATTTATTTGGAAAACTGCACAACGTATGTCAGACAATATCCAAAAAGCAAAACACAACGTCGGCGACCACCACCCTACGCAGCCGTGGGTCTGGACCGAATACAAGCCGGGAAAGTTTAACTGGCGTCTCGACAAAAACGCCAAGAACAAGAAGGCTCCTGCCGCCGACGAAGGTAAATCGGGTTCTGCTGGCGGTTCCGCCAGCCTTGAAGAGTGGGCCAAGCGTACCTCCGCAGACAATCTGCTCAAAGTAGTAAACAACCCCAAGGGCAACGCGCAGTTGCGTAAGATCGCCTATGAGGAGTTGAAGACGCGTGACGAATTCGACGCTTCGGCTGTTGATACCTCCGGTACACTCGACGCGCTGCTGAAGATGACCTCCAAGCAGGACGACGTTGCGCCTACTAACGCCCAAGCCAAGGTTGATATTAACGACGGCGAAGGTGAAAACGTCGATGGCGAGATTATGGAAGACTGGTTCCTCAACCCCGAAGACCCGCGTGTTCAGAAGAAATTCAACAAACTCCAGAACCGCCAAGACCGTATCGCCTACGACCGTTTCGTCTACAAGATGAAGCGTAAGGACCCCGACTACCAGCCGCCCGTTGAGGTAATGTACGACCTGAACCGCCAGTATCTGGAGTTCTTGGACAACAAGGAGCAACGCTTCATGATCTCGGCCGGAGGCGCAGGCGTTGGTAAGTCGTACGGTTTCAAGAAGATCGCCGAACTGCTCAACAAGCGTCCGTTTGACGCTGAGACCGACGCCCCTGGCGACGGCGATTATGACTACGTTGAACTTGGTGATATCAACTCCAAGAAGCAGCTGTTGGGCGTACTCAAGGCCCACAACGGCAAGATTCTGCTGTTCGACGATACCGATTCCGTTATCACCCGCGCCGACCTGGCTTCTATCATGAAGAAAGCTACTGCCGCCAGTGGTAAACGCGTCGTCGGCGACCCTGAAGACGTCAAGTCGAATTTCGTATTCACGGGACGTATCATCATCATGACCAACAAGGACTTGGTGAACCTCGCCAAGAACGAAGATACTAAAGCTATCATCAGCCGCGCTACGCTTTCGTCGGAGGTGTACCTGACGGTTGATGAAACTATCGAGGTACTAAAAGACCGATTCGCCAGTATGGACGTACCTCAGGCACCTCACCTTGACGATCCTGAAGAGGACAAGGCCGAACGCCAAGAGCTGTTCGATTTGATCGTCAAGAATAAGGATAAGATCGATCCCGCCAAGTTTACCACCCGTACTTTCGGTACCATTCTGTCAGAAAAACGCTCTACGGAACGTTCTAACCGTATGGCCCAACAGGGCGGTGAGTGGACGAACCTCATCGGTGCGAAGCAAAAGAAGTGGGAGAAGAGTGCCGTGCGTGCGTTGACGAAGAGTCTCGCGTATGAGGCCATTCAACCGATCGAAACCTCCGACGCGATCAGTAAGGCCGAGCAGTTACTTAACGGCGCAGAATCGCTCGAAAAGGCCGATTTCACCGAAGAGCAGCGCGATAAACTCGCCAAGAAAAAGGAGGCCCTCCCCGACGGCTCGTTCCCGATCCGCAACAAGTCTGATCTGAAGAACGCCATCCGCCTCGCCGGCAACGCTAAGAACCCCGAACGCGCTCGCCGCTGGATCAAGCGTCGCGCCAAAACACTCGGTGCTGAAGACATGATCCCTGATACGTGGAAGGCCAAAGAGATTGATCTTGGCGCACTCCAAGTTGATGAAATGTCGATCGAAAAGGCAGAAACCCTGTTGTTCGAATAGCCAGCCATGGATGAACTCAGAAAAGCACTCGATGTCTTCGCCCTCCGTAACGCTGAGGGCGAGATATCTGATGCCGTACTGGAGAAGGCGTGTGAAGCGTATAAGGCGCGGTCTGAAGACTTTGCTGACGACTATTCGTACAACCTGTACGTCGCCAAATCGGTGTATGACCACATCCACGGTATCGATCAAGACCCCGAGATAGCCAAAGCCATCATGCCTGGCCAGACCAAGGTCGTGAATGGCGTGGTGTACATTTGGACGCTGACTCCTAACGCCAAGACGACGTACGACTGGCGAGTTTACAAGACCGCCAACGGCCAACCTATTGGAAAAGGAGCCTTTCGTTCTAAAGCCATACTGGCTCAGGAAGAGAGGCAGTTGAACGAGATGTTCCCTGCCGATCCTTCAGACCTCACCTATGTACAGGACCTCGGCGGTAGTACTGGAGCCAAACTCATGAAGGACTCTAAGGGGCGTGAGTTTGTCGTCAAGAGTTCTAAAAACACTAATCGCGGTCACGTTGCTGCAGAATACTACGCCGCGCAGGTTTATGACCTCTTGGGGCTCGACACGCCAGAATATGAAATGTACGACGACGGAACCGATTTGACGCTTATTTCGCCGTACATGCGCGGTATGAGTGAACCGCAGGCCAAGGACTATGACGCTATGGCCAAAGGCTTCGCCGTTGATGCCTTTTTGGCCAACTGGGATATCTACCAGAATGACAACTGCTTGGTTGACGCCGCCGGCAAAGTCTATCGCGTGGATAACGGCGGTACGTTCGACTACCGAGCACAAGGCGCCAATAAGCCTTTTAACAGTCAAATCGACTGGGACGGCATGGTTCGCTACAACCCACAGATTGTAGCTAACCTTACGCCGCGGGATTTTATCAACCAAATTGACGCCTTAAAGGCACGCAAAGACGAGGTGTTGGCGTTTTTCGACGCTGGTAAATTGGCCTCTAAACCGAAGATACGTGCTATCATCGAGGCTCGTTTCAAAGACCTTGATCGCATCAGAGGACAGTACGAGGTAGAGTTGCAACGCCAGCAAAGAAAGGTTGCGCCGCGAACTCTGAAACCGGATGCGGAAATGTACCGCGAGTTCACCGATGATGAGTTGGCGGAAATCTACAGTAGCGTCAGTGGAACCAGTGCTGCGGACAAGTTAACCAATACCAATAATCAGGTAGGATGGGAGATGCTGTCCAATATTTGCAAGGCCCGCGGTTTCGATGTGCGTCCTGACGTTGTAGATGATAATACCTTCTGGGCCAAGGTGGCGCAGTCAAAATACCATCTGTTCCGTGGCGTTAATGCGCTCGGCAGCGATACGGAATATTACGCTGACGACTTCAAGTACAACGACGCGTGTTTCTACGGTACGCAAGGTGTTTACGGCGAAGGAATCTATTTCCACGTCAACGATTCTGATAACGCCAATAAAACGCCGTCGGGGTACAAGCACACATCGTCTTACAAAAACGCCCGTGGTTACGCTGGTTACAACGGGGCTATCATCGAAGCTGTACTGGATGATTCCGCCAAGGTGATTACCGTTCAAGACGCTCGTGATGAAATTCAGAAACTGTCGCTCACCACTTCTCCTGCAGCCAAGAAGGCTCTTAAGGAGCAGCAAGACGCGGAGGATAACTACAACAAGTTGTCTCAAGAACTGAACACCCTAACCGACACTACCGAAAAGCAGGTTAAGGCCAACATGCATTGGGACGACTTTGCCTACAAGGACATCCCGTTGCAGATTGATCAGATCATCGACTGGGGTGCTATCGACGATGACGGCAACCCGGACTATATGAAATTTGACGATTTCGTGAACAACCACCTCCGCGGCTGGGTAACGGCCAATGGCGGTACCATTACCGAGAAGAATAACGGCAGTGGTGATTTGGTCATCAAAATGCCGAATACCACGGAGCGTTTTCTGTTCTCGCGTTACCGGTACGAGAATAACGCTATTAAGCGCAAAAGCGGCTTTTCACGTCCGTACAACTATCCCGTCCGCCAGTTTAAGGAATGGATCATGCGCGAGCACTACGGCCGTATCGAAGAAGCTGTCAAGGAGGCTGTCAATAATCTCGACGACGAGGTAAACCGTCTTCAAAAGGAACGCGCTGACGCCTTCCGCGTCTATCAAGAAAAGCGTAACGCAGCCCGTAAATTGGCTACCAACAGCGTCGGAAATCCCGACAAGGACATTTATGCCGGAATATATCAAGCCGCACGATCGTATGACGAGGTATTGGGTGTATACGCTGCGTTGAAGGGTTATGACGCTATGATCCAGCCTAACGGTAATCACTGCGGAAACTCGTTCATGATCGTGTTCAACCGTTCGAAAATAATTACAAGGAAATAAGCCATGAAAAGCAAAGGCAAATATGGTGTACCGCGCAATCTGACGACCTCCGTTGTAGGGGGCGCAGCGTCGCGATACATCGATCGTAAACGCCCGTCGGAACTTATACCGTTCCGCGGCGAATTCCCGATGTTGAATGACATTGACGCACGGGAATTTCGTAAGGCTATTCAGGAAACTCTCACTCTCGATGAGTTGTCGCCGTTGTTCCAGAAGGTAGCCATGGAGGGGCAGCGTATTGCCCTCATGGAACAAGGATTCAAGGAGTACCTGGCGAAACGCGCCGTGACGCCTGCGGACTTTGTAAAATTAAGCAATGCCGATAAGTCGGACTACTTGCTGGATTGGATGAATACGAACTCAATCAGTGTAGAAGCACTCAAAATCACAATTCCGTATGGCAAATATTACATACGCTAACAAGTCGGCGTTCGCTATCAACGACACCGTGAAGGACCTTATCAGCCGCGTGGCTGACGCTACTAAAAACCCCGACGTCGTTATCACTTCGACGTTGCGTACTCCTGAAGCCCAAGCCAAGGCCATGGCCGATAACCTTTACGCCGGCAAGCGTATTCGTTACCGCGCTCCGGGTGCGGCCGTCACCAAGGTATTCGACGACAACTGCAAGAAAATGGCCCGTTCTGAGGTCGAGAAACTGATGGTGGCTGAAATCGAACGTCAGGCCGCCATGGGTCAGCGCGTATCGCTTCATTGCACGACGGAAGAGTTGTACCGCCAGTGTAACATCATCGACCTGTCGATTGTGCGAATGAAGAATCCGCGTGACTTCACCAACGCGTTGGCCAACGAGGAAAAGTGCCGCAAGATTATCACGCCGCTGAGCGACGTAAAGTACGCCAGCGCCAAGGTATCTGTAGACGCCAACGAACCCGCGTTGCACGTTGAAATTATGGCGTGACAATTATAAGTTTGTAAATTTATAAATCATAACAATATGCCTACTTTTATTGACATGTCGAACCTGACGAAGCGTTCGACCCTTACCGGAAACGAGGAGTTTCAGGTATCTGCCACCGAAAAGGTGACGTCCCAGCAGATTGCTGACTTAGCAAGTAGTGGACTTAATGTTTATACTATATCTGAAAGTGAAGTTCAGAATCAAAAGATAGATGCTTCACGTGTAGAGGAACTTAAAAAGTCTGTATTATTATTATTTCCTAATGAAACAAACTATACTCCTTATTTTAAGGTTTTGTCAGATGACAGTAAAGCTTATTTCATAACAGGAAATATACCTATTAACTCACAAGGCCAACCTGGACTTAATAATGGAGAAGAGCCTCCTTTTGAGCAGGTTAATGCTGTAATGATTGAAGTTGATCTTACCACTTATGATATAACAATACAGCCTTATCCAGTTGTAAGTAAGAGTTGGTTTAAGGGAGATGTCTCAGTTATAGAAATTACAGACTTTGCCATTCCCTCAGTTAATATTACTAAGGATGGTCAGAGTTTCTTATTCTATGCCAATGATGCCAGCAACATCCCTAATAACAATCATGGAGCTACTTCATTTGTAGGTGTAGCCATTGCAAGTCCTATCTTCATAACCGGAGACCAAAGATTGCTGTATTATATGATGGTAGATACAGCAAGGGGTATGTTCTACACGGGGTATGCAAATCTGGAAGATTACGTTGTAGCTTGGAATGATACTCCAGTTACTCGCTTAGGACAAGCCGTACAGGTTACTGCCTTTACTGAAGGTGCATTATCATCACTGCTGTACACCTTCAAAGCAGGTGATTTTATACCGTTTTACACGGGTAATGTTACAGCTTCTACGGCTAATCAATTCCCTGAGTCAGGAGCATTCAATGGCTTCATCTCCATGGGTAGCAACGAAGGAGATTATTTCCAAATCTTTGCTTTCAAGACAGGTTCTCCCAATGCTTACATTGGAGCTTGTATTGGTAGTACCACAAGGTGGACCCAGATAGGAGGGGGCTCAAGTAATCTTATTGTCGTAGCAGATGCAGAAAATGTAGGAGAGGTAGTAGCTGCATACAAAGGATTTGAGGGTTCGAATAAATATGGAGTATCAGTACCTATCTACATAGAAGCCACGTCCAATATTTATGATGAACTACCAGCTATAATGGATCAGAGCTTTACAAAAGATGAATCTACTATATGCGGATATGCCCAATATGTCTACGACGGAGGAGATTATTATTACATAGGGTTAAGCCTGCTTATATATCCATCAAGTGGAGATCGTCCCAAATATAGAGCGGAGCTTGTTGTAAACAACAGCGGGGAAGTAGTTAGCAGTAGTCTTACCCCTATTGGCAGTGCACATGCTCCCATCCCGGGATTCACTAAAATTACTTCCTTGGCTGGTCAAACTGACTACTCCCTCACAAAAGGATCTATGGGCATTATTAACTTTAGCACTGAGGTAAATGCGAATACTATAATGTTTATAGAAGCAGAGGTCCGATCATCTGCTGCTATATCTGCTAATGTCAGATCTGTGTGTATCCCTGTCTCTTTCTTCAATCCTAAAGAAGGTGCCACACTCATGGATTTGAATACTCGTACTTTAGCTTCTGGAACCAATATTGCTCAAGTTAAGCTAAATGTTGCTTCTGTTGTCACAGGAGCTAAGGGTGTACAGGGATTAACTTGTGTAGTTACTTCGAACAATCTTGCAAATCCCTCTGATATTCTAAGAATAAAAGCCGTATATGCCAATATCTAACAAAATCCCCCAGTTACGGGGATTTTGTTAATGGGGGCGTGTTTGGGCCCACGTCAACACGATTCGCCATTACAAATATAACGCTGATAACAGTACACTATCGTAAACATGTTTAAGGACGATAAATTCAATTTCTGGTGCCCCATCGGGCGCATCGAGAAGGCCACCGACGAAGCGGGAGAACCCGTTATGCGTATCGGCGGTATTGCCTCTACTATGGATAAGGACGCCGACGGAGAGTATTTGGACCCCTCGGGGTTTGACGTCGAGCCGCTGAAGAACTCCGGAATGGTCAACTGGCACCACCAGGCCAAGAACTCTCCGGCCGCTATCATTGGCGAACCGTCGAAAGTAGAACTGCGACCCGAGGGTCTTTGGATAGAAAGCGACCTTTACGCTTCGTCCCCTATGGCCAACGAAGTCTATGAATTGGCCAAAACCCTCGAAGAGGACAGTAAGACGCGCCGCCTGGGGTATTCCATCGAGGGAAAGGTTCTGAAGCGTGGTTCTAACGACAAGAAATCGCCTCTTTACAACAAAATCGTCAAGGCTGTTATTACGGGTGTCGCCGTAACACACATGCCCAAAAACCCGCATACGTTCGTTAACATCATCAAAGGTCAGGTGGACGCTGACGGTATTGAGGTTGAATTGGAGGAAGAGGACGATAACACCGAAGAGCGTGGTGGTAAAACCGAGAAAAAGGCTCTGACTACAGAGTCTGGTGCGGCGTTGGTTCCGGAGTCAGTTGATGGCCAGCCGAAGAAAACGTTTTCCAAATCTTCCGTCATGGAAGCTATCTTCCGCGATATTCCAAATATTACAATACCGAATGCGCACGAAGTGTATACACTAATCAAAAATATATCGGTTATGAACAAACGCAAATCCATCACTTCCGAGGACATCGAGAAGGCATACGATGCTCTGGGGCTCACGCCCGAGGGTAAGGCTTCCGGTGTTGAAGACGTGCAGAAAGGTGACGACGCCGACGGCCAGATGGGTAAGGAAGACGAAACCCATGATGACGAACCGCGTCACAATGCCGCCAACATGCGTAATGCTAAGGCTGGCGAAAAGGAGGAATCTGAAGAGGAGACCGAGGACGATGACGAGGGCTTCGAGCAGTGCGACAAGAACGGCGCCAAGATGAAAAAGGGTGGCAAGATGAAGAAAGGCGGCGATGTCGACCTCCTGAAAGCCATTCAGGGCGTTGGTAACGACTTCAAGTCGTACATCAAAGCCACGGCCGTCTTGGTGAACGATCTTCGCCAGAAACGCGCTGAGGACGCTAAGCGTATCACCGAACTGGAGAACATCATCAAGGGCCAGACCGATGTCATCGAGGGCTTCGCCACCAAACTGGAACGCTACGGCAGCGAGGTGCCGCGTCCGAAGTCGCTGCGCTCGGCTACGGTTATCGACCGTGCGTTTGCTAAGGGCGCCGACAAGGGTGACATCGAAAAGGGCGGCGATACCACCCGTATCTCGCTCCGTGAGAACCCCCGTGCCGTTGCTTCGTTGCTCGACCAGGCGTCGTTCGCTAAGGGCTACGACAAGGAGTACGGCGATGCGCTTTTGGCGTTTGAGGCACGTCCGGCTTACGGTCTCCCCAAGAACATCATCGCTCGTCTCAAGGCCGAGACCGGGTACGAGGTAGTAGAGTAAACACCCAAACAATTTTCCATAACATAATCAATTCCAAACCATGGACAGACTTTCTATCAATCTCGCCGACTATGGCATCCAAGCGCGTGGTGCTCAGTACGGCTCGTCCAGCCAGGAAGAGGTCGCTATGCTGAACAAAGCCCTCGAAGCAACCGACATCACGGGTCGTCAGACGACGAACCTTACCGATGCCTCGGGTGCTCCGCTGAAGGTGGAGTCGCTGGAGCGTACTCTGAAACACCTGACGTTCCGCGAGAGCGACATCGTTCTCTGGAAGAACCTGCCGAAAAAGGCCGCCTACAACACCGTTGAGGAGTACAACCAGCTGGCATCGTATGGTGCTGACCGCGGTGGCTTCACCAACGAGGGCGAACTCCCTGACGAGGAAGACTCGATCTACATCCGTCGGGCTCAGCTGGTGAAATACCTCGGCGTAACCAAGTCCGTGACGCACCAGATGACCCTCGTCAACACGATGGTGGGTAACATCATGGAGCGCACCATCAAGGACGGTACGCTGTGGATTCTCCGCAAGCTGAACAAGTCGCTGTATTTCGGCAACTCGGACATCATCCCGCAGGAGTTCAACGGTCTGCTGGCTCAGCAGCTGCAGTCGGACGCATGGAGTGGCCTCGACGCCTACCTCAACTCCGAAAACGTTATCGACCTGCGCGGCCGCGCCCTGAACGAGGACCCCATCGAGACGGCTGCCAACTCGATCGTCGAGAACTACGGCCTCGGCACGGAGCTGTACGCTCCCCCTGCCGTGCTGTCGGACTTCGTCAAGACGTTCTACGGCAACAAGTTCATCCAGCCCAACACCGCCCAGACCAGCGCCGGTATCATGGGTCAGCGCGTTCAGGCGTTCGACTCGCAGTTCGGCCGCATCGGCCTCAACTACGACGTCTTCTTCAAGAAGGCACCGTTCAAGATGGCTGGCGCTCAGTCCACGCATCCCAAGTCGCCCGCCGCTCCCGTATGGGACCCTGCTGCTGCGGCTACGGTTGTGGCTGACACGACGACCTCGAAATTCAACTCGGAGGATGCCGGCAACTACGTTTACGCCATCGCGGCTATCAACCGCCACGGCGAGTCGTCGCTGGTAGTCAACGAGACCCCGGTTGCCGTAACGGCAGGCTCGGCTGTTGACCTCAAGTTCTCGATTACCGACAACGCTCACCCGGCTACGGGCTATCGCATTTACCGCACGAAGAAAGGCGGTACCAAGGACAGCAAGTTCTACCCGATTTTCGACATCTCGGTGGCTGAGCTGAAACTTGGCTATGCAGGCGCTGCCGGCGACCTGTGCCGTGACAACAACTATTTCCTGCCCGACTGCGACCAGGCGTTCCTGGTACAGTTCGACAACGAGGTCATCGAGTTCGCTCAGCTGGCCCCGCTGATGAAGATGGACCTGGCGATTCTGTCGCCCGCGTACCGCTTCATGGTGCTGCTGTACGGTACGCCGTTCCTGTACGCTCCGAAGAAGATGGTTCGCCTCATCAACATCGGCCGCGCTTCCAACTAACGCAACAATCGTTCAACCGAGAAACAGGGGTGGGGGTAGCCCCGCTCCTGTTTTTCATTAAATCGTAAACCATGAAACTGAAAACCAGTAATGCGTCCCTGTACGGTTCGCGCCTTACCGTTCCTGTTGACGGTACTATTCAAATCGACCGCAACGGCGAAATCAACGTATCCGAAGTCTGTGCTCGTCATCTGCTGACGCTCCCCGAGTGGCTGGCCGTTGGTGAGGGCGTAAAGGAAGACGCCGCTCCGGCCGCTGAAACCGCCGAGGACCAGGACAAGGCAATCATCGACCAGATTCGTGCCATGTCGCTCGAAGAGATGCTCGAGACCGCCGCCGAGGCTGAATACCCCGAGGACGAGTACAAGAAATTCAAGAAGAACTCCAAATTGATGGCAGCCTATCTGGTAAAGAAATACAAGGCCGCTGTCGCCGTCGAGGAGTAGTTTCCTCGTCTTACCGTTACGACTCGCAAAACAGACCAAAATGACTCTTCAATTAGACATCCTCTACAACAAGAACGAGGGCCTCGTGATAAGTCCTTCGGAGTTGACCGAAAACTACCTTTTCGGCATTCCGATGTGTTCGCCCGACGGCCAGCGGGTTTCGGAGTCTTCCATCAAGACCCAAATCAAGGTAGCCCAGGCCCGCGTTGAACACCTCCTTTCTATCAAACTCAAGAAGCAGGTCATCGAGGAGAGCCGCGACTACATTCGCGAAGAGTGGAACAACTGGGGTTTCGTTCGTGCGATGTACCCCGTGGTCTGTATTCATTCGTTGTGCGGTTTCATCAATTCTGTAATGCAGACCCGCTACCCCTCGGAGTGGTTATCTATCAAGAAGATTGCTTCGGTAGCCGTGTATCGTAACATTTCGCTGATTCCTAACTCAGGCAGCGGAAAGGGCGCCATCATGACGCAGAATTCGTACGTTTACAACGGTATCGCTCCTAACTTAGGGTGGTTTGGTCAAAAGTACATCCCGAACTACTGGCGGCTGAAATACGTCACCGGATGGGACGAAATACCCGCCGACCTGCTGGACTTTATATCTAAGTTGGCGTCGTTGAACGTTCTGGCGGTTCTGGGCGATGTACTATACGGCGTGGGCATGTCGTCAGTGAGTATTTCGCTTGACGGGGTGTCGCAAAACACGCCGTTGACACGTTCGGCGCAGGGCGGCCTTTTCGGCGGCCGCATCAAACAATACCTCGACGAACTGAACCAACAGTTGCCGAATTTGAAGAACCAGTACCGCGGTATAGCTTTTGAAGTCTTATAATGGCCAAGAAACAACCCATATTGAGTGCCTCGCTCGTCGATACCCCACCCGTGAGCCTGACCCCCGCACAACCGGGGCGTCCGGCCGTGGGATGGGATGTCGGGCGTTTTGAACGTCTTATCTACGACCAGGGGTATGACGCCTACATCGACCGCGCTATGCGTTGCCCGTGCGTCGATAAGACCAGCGGTCAGGCGTCGTCCACGTGTCAAAATTGCTACGGGCGTGGATGGTTCTTCGTCAATCGCCGCGAGACGCGCCTCATCGCCCAGACCATGGGCAACCGCCGTAAGTACGAAGAGTGGAGTGAACTCAACATCGGTACGGCGGCTATCACCGCTCGCGCCGTGGACCGTATGGGATTCATGGACCGCGTGGTGTTGCTGGATTTGGAGGGCTATTTCTCCGAGATATTGCGGCCTACTATTTACCGTAACGAACTGTTCGCCTATCCGGTGTATGAACCACTGGAGGTAACGGACATCTTCCTCCACGTGGCCGACGGTGAACCGTTGCGGCCGCTTACCACAGCCGAGTTCCGTTTGGATAAGAACAGGGTCGTTTTCAGCAAGGATTTAATCGGCATGGTAGAAAGTAACGACCCGAACGCTAAAGTCGGTAATTTGACCATTTCTATTCGTTACAAGCACTATCCTGTATATCACATAATCGACGTTGACCGCGAACTCATGCAGGTACGTGAGGGAAAACCTTGCGCCACGCGGCGTGAAGCGTTGACGGCGATGCCTGTAAAGGTAGTTGGCCGCAAGGCCGAGTATGTGTTCCCGCCCATGCGCTACGGTGATGTTCCGTACGATAACACCGTGAAATAATGGCACGGCCAATCAACATAGACGTTAGCGGTTTAGGTGCTCAGTTTGGTCTCACACAGGCCCAGATAGACGACCTAACCGAACTCTGTGTTCAAGCCGTAACGGCTGCTGTGTACGCTAACTGGCAAGCACTGGCCAAGCAGGGGCTGAATTCCACGCGCCCCGAGTACCTCCAAAATCTTAACATTATCGACCGCGGCCGTTTCGCTAAGTCGATTGTCCTGACAGGGGAATTACCTGTGATGCTGGAGGCCGGGGCAACCCCTTTCGACCAGAAGGAGTATTTCCAGCGGTCATCGCGAGTCCGTCACACTGTACCCGTACTGCGTAAGGACGGCACGGTACTACGTCCTGGCGGCGATTGGTACTTGACCGTTCCGTTCCGTCACGGTACGCCAGGCACGGTGGGTCAGGCAGGATTTTCTGACGAAATGCCTAAAGAGGTTTACGACGTGGTCCGCACGTTCGTAACCGGGCAGCGGCTACGTGCCTCACAGATTCCTACGCCGTACAACATCCCGACGGAGCGTCGGGCCATAGCCGCAACAGACCGTTCGCCTGCCTATGCGGCTTATTTGCGTAAGCACTCCATCTACGAGGGCATCACCAAGCAGACAGGCGTTTACGCACGTACGACCCAGAATATGTATGTTTCGTTCCGACGCGCTTCGAAGAACAGCGACCCGCTCAGCTGGATATTCCCGGGGCTGACGGCAAGGCGGTTCTCCGACAAGGCCATCGACCAAACAGACATCGAAACCATAGTACACAACGAATCGGTAAACTTTTTGGAGAACTTATGAAAGTAGATGCACTGATACTCCCCGAGGTGATTATCGCCCGCGTATTGACGGCCATCGTGAAGATGATACGCGACGATATCGCGTTAGCCACGCCGCAAGAAGTCCGGAACACTATCCTCTTCCAGCTGCTTGGCGAGAACGAAGACGGCCAACCCATCCACATGAACGCCTACAACTATTTCCGTCAGGCGGTCAAGATATTCTCTAATCCGGCGAATTTGGAGGTCCACCTGGGATACAACGCCCAGGTCACGACCGCCCTGGCCGTTCACATCATTTTGCCCGGCGAACAAGCCGCTAACGCCCCTCTGGGTGAAGGACAGGAGTGGGATGCTGAGGCCGACCAGTTCATGTACACGCAGTGGATGGATGCGCAGTATCAAATTCTCATCACGTCGGATAACGCCTCCGAGGCCATGATAGCTTACAACGTACTCAAAGCCATGCTGCTGATGTACGCCCCGAATCTCGACTTGGTAGGTTTACGCATCCCGCGAGTATCGGGTGGCGATATCATCCTTCAACAGGACATAATTCCGCCAACGGTATTCCACAAAGCCCTCACGCTGGCGTTCAAATACGAGGTCACTGTTCCAACAAGATTGCGCTCCCAAGTCGTAAAGGCCATTAGCTACAATTATAACATTTGCGACCCGTTTAGCGGTGAAGTGACAATCCCGGGCGACGGTAAAACCGAATAAAACCAAACTTTCTAAACATATAACATTATGAGTACTGTGGTAACGATGAATGGCAAAACCTACGTTGAGCCGGGTTCGTACGCAATCACTGTCTACCAGCCTACTTCGGTAGTCAACGTGGCCTCGTTTGGCCGCGTCATGATTATCGACACGGGCCTCTCTCAGGAGAAGGCAGGCGACGCGACGTACGAGTTCGCTGGCGGCGCGGGTATTGCCGGCGTTGACGCTTCCGGGCGCAAGGCCATTTACGCTTTCGAGAATTTCGAAGACTTCTCAGACTTCATGGGCGGCGGCATGATTACCGACCTGGCACAGAAACTGTTTACGCCGATTGACGGTTCGCTGGGTACGCCGCGCCTGTACTACACCCGCGCGGCCGCTACCGTTCCGGCGAAACTCACCATCGGCAGCGGTAACAACAGCATCGTCCTTACGTGCTTGAATGAGGGTGTTGTGGGTAACGGCATCGCCGAGGGTGATATGAGCGAACTGTCGAACGGTACGCTGGAGAACCTGAAGGTCGGCTATGCCCTGGCCATTAAGGCGGGTGTTGACGATACGTCGAAATTTATTGCTACGATTTATCGCGGTAACTACCGTGGTACGGACGCCGCAGGCGAACCTTACGGCACCTACACGCTGGCGCAGGCTTATGGTGAGATGGTGGCCCAGTCGGGCGAGATTGGCACCTACGACGAACTCTACAACTGGCTCATCACTTCGTCGATGGTTATGGCCAATTTCCGTCCTGCTAAGGGTTCGGCGTTTGTAGGTACTACGGCCATCGAGGTTATGGAACCGACGGCGTTTGCTGGTGGAACGACCTCTTATCAGGGTTCTAAGGGCGAGAACGAGTACTATCCCGACGTGTTGGAGGCTATCCGCGAACTGGAGGTTACGTTCTTCCTGTGTACGGACTACGGCGTGGTGAACGGAACCAAGGCTTCTTCGAATGGTAAACTGTTTACGTTCCTGAAGAACGACGCCAAGTTCGACGAGTTTATGTTCGTGGCTGGTGGCGAGGGTAAGACCGACCTGCTCACTACCAATACCGTTACGCAGACTTCGCAGGCGCTGGCCGTTCACTACAACGACGAAAAGGTAATAATCGTCCACGGTTCGCCGACGGTGGCTCGCAAGGACGGCAACGGAACCAAGAACCTGCCGTCGATTTACCTGGCTGCCGCTATCATGGGCCTGAATGCCGGTATGGCCGCTCAGACGCCCGTTACGTTCAAGCGTGTAGGATACGACGCCTACGCCTACGACCTTACGTTTAGCGAGCGTGTTAAGGCTCTTCAGGCTGGTATTATGCACGTCCGCGAGGTTTCGGGTTACTACCGCGTCAACCAGGGTATCACGTCGCTTCAAAACAACAAGCAAACCATCGCCGAAGACGGCCAAACGTTCGAGTTGTCGATTGCCCTCATCAAGGCTCAACTCAACAAGGAGCTGATTCTCGACGCCCAGACGCGCTTTACCGGCAACACGGCTGCCCAGGCTTCGCCTAACACCGTGAAGGACTTCACTGAAACCAAACTGACGTCGCTCGTGGCTAAGGTTGGTGACGACAACCTGATTATCTCGTGGAAGAACGTGAAAGTTTCGGCCAAGAACGGCGACTACAAGGTCACGTATGACTTTGTCCCGAACGTTCCGGTTAACAAGACGTTCTTCGTCGGGAACATGCTCGACTATGTGTTTAACTCGTAATTAAAGAAAGGAGCGATATATGTCGAATAAAAGAGTTATGACTGCGCCGCTTGCGATTATCCGCATCAACAGCGTCGCCGTCGGTAAGATGAAGAATGTTCGCGTGACGGAGAACATCCGCCGCGGGCGTGTCGTGGGCCTCGGTAGTCTCACTCCCAGTGAGGTTCCGGCGGTGGAGTGGAGCGGGTCGCTGAGTTGCAGTTCGTACTCCATCAATTTCAACCGCCTGGCCAACGTATCTAAGAAAGGCACTTTCCGCCAGACCACCAGCGTCGAAGAGTGGGCCAACGCCATCCTGCTTCAGGAGGAGGGCCTGGAGTTCGCTATTCAGCGTAAGGTGAAGGACGGGGAAATCGACCCCGAAACGGGACTCGTAAAGGCTACCTATGAAACGTTCGCCCTGGTAAAGGGGGCGTTCGCTACGCGCGAGGGCTTCGACATCCAGGAGGGGCAAATCTCTGGTCGCGATACCGAGTTCGAGTACATCACCCCAATCCTCTTTGACGGTATCAGCGAGTAGAACCGCGTTGTGTACCAACACCAAGTATAAAGAGAGTGCTACGAAAGACCCGTGGCGCTCTCTTTATTGTTAAACAAAATAGTCCTAAAAATGGAAGATTACAAGAAACAACTCTCCGAGGTGAAAGCGGTAGAGTTCCGGGGTGCAAAACTCAACGTCAAGTTCCCGAACGTCGGCGAGATGATTGACATCGAGAACCTCAAAACCGCGTATTCCGGCGGCCGTTACGGTGTTATGCTGGCCAGCGGCGTGAAGAGTATGATTTATGCCGTGGACGTTATCGACGCCATGGCATTTATCGAAATCAAACTCAAGGCCGTCCGCAATATGCTGAACATCCCCGAGAGCCAGTCGATGATGAGCGTTGATTCGGCGCTGGCGTCGGAACTCACGGCGTGGTACAAGCAGCAGATTGCTCCGTGGTACAACTCGATGATGTCGAAACTGTATGAGGCAGGAAACGCTCAGCCGTCTCTCAACGCCAAAGGCGGAGCCGACGCTTAACGACACGTTGGACCAGAGCGTCACGCGGTGGCTGACGCGGTTCCCGCTCGACCTTTGGTGGCGAAGAAAACACGGCGTATCCTTCGGGTCGCCGCAACACCGGGCGATGAGTTTCTTTGACCAGTTACATGAGTACCGCGAAGAGGTATTATTGCAACGTATGGCGCGTGAAAAACAAGAGCGTGAAGCCATGGGTGATGATTACGATTCGCGGGTTTTACAACTGAGCCAGGAAGAAATCGACGAGGACTACGACAGTATCAACTTGGATGACTTTTAACGCAGATAACAATGGCCGAAAGGGACATAACAGTTAATATCAACGGTAACGGTTCTGGAGGTACTGGCGCACCTGCTACGCCTCCAGAACCGCCTACTACGGGAGGTGGTGATGCGCGGTTGAGTGCGTCGGTTTCAGACCTCGTAAGCGAACTCCGCAGTGCGTTATCGCAGGGCGGCGGCCCGATGTTCGGCCAAAGCGGTTTCAAAGGTTATCTCGACGACGTTGGCCGCAGTATCGTTACCCAGCGGCAGGCTGAAATCCGAAATCGCTTCGACTTGGAGCGTGAGGTGAACAGCGGCCGTTACATGGATGAAGTGGCGAAACTCGACGCTGAACGTGAAGCGCGGGTCGGCCGCTATTCTTTTGCGCCCGACGGTACGCTGTTTAACCCCGAGGGAAAACCGCTGCCGTCCGGTAAAACTATAACCCAGGACCTCGATGCGTGGTATAATCCACGCTTACGGGCCATAGACCAGCAATACGGAGGAATTGACGAGCGTTTAGCTTCCGAGGAAACCAGTGAGCGGGCCGCGGTAGAACGTGAAATGACGGACGCTCTACGGACCGTTGCGGAGGAATTGCGGAAGGAGTCGCGCGAGAAGTCTTCCGGAGACGAAGACAGCTACATCGGGCGGTTACGTCTTCAACGAAAAGAACTCGTTGATAATATAGAGCGGGCCGCTACCGAGGAAGATTACAACACGGCTCGTAAACGTTTACAAGAATTCGACCAAAGTCAACCGGGTGCGTCGGGCATGGGAGTATCAGGAACCCGAGCAGCCATGGCTGGAGTAGGTATGTTCTCTTCAGCCGCCAGTGGTAATATAGTCGGCGCAGCAGCCGGAGGAGCCGGACTCATTACAGCGGCAGCAGCCGGGGCAGTAGTAAGTGCTGTGGTAGCGGCTATTGGATATGCTATTTCTGCCACTTCGGACCGTATTGAGGGAGCGTATGATTTGGCAAACTATCGCGGTTTATGGGGTGGACGTACTGGCGGTGAGGCTATGTACAGCGCCGCCGGGTCGGTGATAGACGCAAGTACTCGCGGCGTTTATGGCGAGCGAGTAACCCGTAAACAATTAGGCATCGACGACGCCGACTTCATTCGCCGGGCAACGGAGATGATTGCTACAAGCGGCGTGTTGGCTGATACGCAGAATCGTGTATTCTATGCTCGTGCCAATGAGGGAACCTACAACCTGGAACAAGGGGCTCTGACGAGGGCTGCTCGTTACGAACGTTATGGCGATGAGACTTCTTCGAGTGCCATGATTAAACTCGTGGACCAGTTGGAGCAACTCAACAACCGCGGTATTGATACAGGAATCGGCGGCGAACTTGGTTATGCCCGCGCTCGTGAACGATTAGAGATACAACAACAGCAGTTAGAGTACTACTACGCGCGATATAATCGACCAGACTATGTAACAGCCAACGCAACACAAGTAGCGTATTCGTCACAAATGGGCAACGCCGTTCAGGATGCCCGAATGGGCAACGCCATCCAGGCTGTTGATAGTGCCATAGCCAACGGCCAGGGAATGCAACAAGCCTATACGTTGATGGCCTTACAACAGTCTGACGTTGGTAAGCGTTTAGGACTTGACAAGATGTCGCTCAGCACATTACGCTGGGTTCCTAAAAGCCCACAGTCGTTTGGTCTAAGCGAGGTTGAACTTAATACCGCGGTTATTCAGCAGTTGGCACAGCAAGGCGGCCTAAACCCGGAAGAAGCCACATGGGACGAGTTATTTAACAACCCGGGCATAAATCAGTACATGCTCGAGAACTTTGGTAATATACCTCTTGAGCAGTTACAACAAATTCTTCCTGGTTTGGCTTCAGGGCGTACCGCTGCCGAATATCGTAAGTCGGTTGCCGCTCAACGTGCTCGTCCTTCAGGAGTTTTGGGTGAGGAGACTCTCACTGAAAAAGCGGCACATCGACAAGCCCAAAACGTAACCGACATGGCTGGTTTGCGCACTTTGGCGGGTGAAATTCAAGACAGCATGAAAGAGTTCTTCACCGGAATTTTAGCTAAAGTATCGCGTGACTATATGACCGACAGTAATGACGTTTATAAAGGCGAGTGGTGATGGCTTCGAACACGAAAAAAACCTATGTCGATATTGTCCATGACCAAAAGCGAGTCAAGACGATAACGGATTTTCATGCCTTTTACAAGATAACGGGCATTACCCCAGAACAACTTTTCAAAGATAATATCGTCTCCATCTTCAACGCCATGTCGTTGATGGATAAGATACAATATGCCACTCTGAAAGGCAAGAGCGGAGCCGCCAGTTCGTTGACCCCAAATGACCTGGAATACACCATGACACTACCGCGTTTCTGTGTCATTCGTGTTTACTACGATAACGTGACTCCCGATAACGTGATATATGCCACCAATATCGTTAGTGACGTTACCGACTACAAGGCGTGGAGCGATGAACGCTTAAAGGAGATAACTGAAAATTCAGGATACGTCGCCAATGCCGTTACATATAACTACGTCAAAATGGCGCCAAACGTTCGCGTCGCTGGTTGGTTTAAGGTCAAGGAATTCATGCATTCAGAAGCCAATAACCCCCAGGCCATAGTCGATATATCGCGTTATGTAAGTTACATGACTATTAACGTGACGGAGACGGGCGGTAATTTCTCATTGTCGCTACCATTTATCCCCGCTGACCCGGCTAAATTACTCGTTAAAAACGCCAACGGGAATCAAGAAACGCTGAGCCAACTTGAAGCCGCTACCGATGATTATTACAAGGCGACGTTTCGCCAGGGCAACTTTTATGAGTTTAACTATTTCGATTGGTTAATTTCACCAAACGACGTCTTGTTTCTACGTTTCGAGCGTCTCGATATGGAAGAGGATAACGAGCGCGGCGATGAGGTTAAACTCGCTGGAGGCGTATGGGACATGATAGCACTTGTCGATAACGTCACAACCAATACCGACGCTGCCGGTAATATTATCGGCATACAGGTATCGGGCCGTGATTTGATGAAACTTTTGATTGATGACGGTTCATACTTTTATTCGGTTAGTGTACAGGCCGATGCTGAAACCATGTTCCCTAACGTCGCCGGAGTCCAAAATATGCGATTTGGAGACCGAAACAACGACTTACTAAACATAACTAAGGCGGTGGACCGGGTGCGCGCTAATAGCGGTTATATTATGCCTTTCCAACAGTTTTACTGGACGGTTGAAAGCGTATTAAAGAAAACTATTTTACGGCTGGCGAATATTGCTATTGCCCCTAATGACGTGTTCAAAGAATGGGGTGACGCACGCAGTACGATTACTGATTACAAAACAACTCCGGAATCATCCGAGAAAAAGGTCGTAAACGATGGCAACTGATTTGGCAGTATTTCCTATTTGGAAAAAGGATTGGATACAAGGGTATGGCACGGAACAGCGACCTATCATCGTTTCGTGTGTGCAGGGAAACCGCAAACTCCAAATTGGCGATAAGGTAAAGATTAGCTACCACCGCGGCCTGGATTTTGCATTACCAGTTGGAACGGTATTGCAGGCTCCCGAATATTGCCTTGTAGCTGAAGTGAATACCAACAAGAAAAAACCCGAAGGTATCTATCTACGACTTTTGTTCCCTGCCCAGTTTCCTAATAACGGCGGGATGGGTAGCAGTTACGTCGGTAAGGGATTTGCGCTTGGCCAAAAGTTATTTCGCCATCGCATAGCCGAACAGTCAATACAAAATGGCGATTATATAGAGGTATGGCTCATGCACCTTAATGAGGTTTATGCCAACGTGAAGAAAGGTGAATGGCTTAAAGCCAAAACCCCTATCGCTACAACGGGAAATACTGGGTATTCCACAGGACCGCATCTTCATATTCAAATAGGTTTAGCTGGCAGTGGGAAGTGGCTTATGCCTGCACAGTTTATGAGCCAATGTAGCTTTGCACTCTCCGAAAACGACAAGAAATATCAATCTGCATACGACCAACAGGTGGCACCTTACAGTTGGCCTTTTTCTGCTAAGTTTGCCTACCGCCCTGAACAAGACAACGAAGACTTTATTACAAACGCCGAATGGCGGATGAAATATCTTTGGCGTTCAGAATTGAGAGTTCCGCCAGAACTTAAATTACCGTATTCTAACAACAAAACGGAACCCGTAAAAATAGAGGTTACAGAACCTAAAAACGCCACAGCCACCAGTGACTTTTTACCGGGCATTTGGCAGATAATAAAGATAATCGTTGATGATAATGTAGCGTTTCGGCAAGTGTTCGATGCTACAATCACAAACTCCACGGGTTCACTTTTGAACTGGTTTAACAAGGTTTGCCAGAAACCGTTTGTTGAGTTTATGGGCGATACCTGGGGTGACCAGTATTACTTTATTGCCCGTCGGCCGCCATTCGATGCTGCAGCAGTTCGTGACGCTTACGCCGACGCCCTGTATAGTAACAACGGCTATTTGTCGATACATCCCAACAAGGTACTGAATACGTCGTTGACGTGGAGTGTTAACACGGCATATTCTTGGTATCGGTTAGGCGCACGAGTCGGCTTCAATAACGACGACGACATCGGGCAAATACCAGCCGTATTCTTCCCGGAGATGGCGGCGCTGTTTGGCTCCCGTGTTTGTAACGTCCAAAGCAACTATGTGAATCTGATAGCCGACGGAAAATCCGCTATTCATAATCAGGATAAGGAAATCGCTGATGTTACGAAAGCGAACGTTCTTCGTTCACACTATCGTTGTCTATTAGACCTCAAATACTTAATAGAAAGCACTATTTATGTGCCTTTCACGCGTCAGGGAACGATAACGCTTTACGGCGACCGCCGTATAAAACGCGGTTCGTGGGTGTATTTTGTACCTACCAGAGAACTTTACTACGTCGAGCAGGTTTCAAATACATTCAAGAGCGTTGGTGAGAGTATTCAACGAACGACATCGCTTCAGGTTTCTCATGGTATGTTTGTGCGTAATATCAATAGCGCTTGGCGTAATGGAGAATATGACAAAAATTTACCATATAGTTATTTCGATATCGTTGATTTTGGTGACCAAACGGCTTGGAAAGATATCGGCACTACCGATTCTAAAGGTTATCCAAACGAGTTGTTCAAATTCGTTGCTAATTTCAAAATTCGTAAAGAGGTGTTGGACTATTTTTGGAGCAAGAAACAAGTTCTGGAAACACGGACAAACCTTTATATGACAGAGGAGGAAATAGATGATGAGGGTTAATGCACAAACGCCACAAAAGACGCCGTTGTATGCCACGGCCGGCATAGGATATATCGTTTTACCGCTGTCTGATGTAGACCGACAAACCTACATAGAAAACTGCTTGCGGACTTGTACCGTCACTATACAGGGCGGTCCAGGCCGTTCCATATACCAGAATGTACCTATCGCTCCGGAGGTTTTACAAATGGTGGAATTTCCGCCTGATACCGAGTCTTTTGGTACGCCCGTAATTTGGGTGGTTGATGATTTACAACAGTGGCCTGTTGTAGTTAATTATCTAAATCTTTCGGAGTTAGACCAACAACAAATTGGTCAGCGCCGTTTTCGAAAGCAAATTGGCGATTCGGTTGTTGAATTTATTCTGGACGCTTCCAACAGCGAAATCGACGTTATGGTTTCCGGTTCAGCGGAGACACCTGGCGAGTTAAATATCAAAGTAACATCACCAAACGGAGATTCCAAAGTAAACGTATCTTCCGATGCTGAAATAAACGTTACCGGAGCGAAGCTTGTACAGGTCGCCAGCGCTCAGAAAATAATCGCCAGTATTATCGACGGCGTTGATACAGAAGAGGGAGTTGAGGTTACGCTGGATGGCGACTCCCTTTCATACAAGACCAAGAACGGTAAATCCACTTTCACCGTAAAGGGTAACAAGGCTTCGTTCAACGGCGGGGAGAACCGCGG